CTACAGCCTTACCCCTTCACAGGGTACCCCAACCCGACAGGCTGCTAGGGCGACAGGAGGTAAATCGACATGCCGTTCGCGCCCCTGCTTTTGCCAGACTGTGGCCCGGCGCCCGCGCAGGTCTACGTCCTTCCACTCAAGATCTAGGGCTTCTGACATTCGGCATCCGGTAGATGCCAAGAATACGATCAGAGGACGCAAATGAGGCGCGGCGCAGATAACAAGTCGCGAAACCTGCTCCGGCCGCATGAACTTTTTCGGGTTTTTCTTTACCGGAATGGGAGCAAACGATGGCCGATCACACCAGCCGTTTATCGCCCCAAATTCAAGGACAGCCTGCAACGGTGTTCTGATAGCCCGTTTTTTGGTCGATAAGGCAGCTTTATCCCCATCTCGAAGAACGGCGCGATATGCGCCAAGTAGAGATGCTTGGTTTATATCTGTCAGCCGTGTTGTTCTGAAGTGATCCAGAAGGCGTAGTAGGTATCGCTGGGTTGCCTGTGAACGAGGATGGTAATCAAGATAGGCCGTAACTGCTTCGGCAAATGTTATGACCGACCGTTTGCCATAGATTGTTTCATTCCAGAGTTCAGCTTCACGCTTGCGCCTGATTTCTTCTGCAACCCGTTTGTCAGTCGTTCCAGTGCTTTCGAATATGCTTTGTCCGGAGACAGTGCCCCGCAGGTAGAGATTTTTCGATTTCGGGATGGATACGATCTTGAGGGGCATTCTATACTTTCGATGAGCCTATGATAGTCAGACTGTGAGAAAATGTATTTCCTGCCCCAGCGTCTGTGGGTTGGACCGCCGTTATGTTCAGGGCATTCGCGGATATGGCCAAGCAAGCGGCAACGACCGATTTTTCCTTTCAGCCGCTCCAGCACATCCTGCAAAGTCATGAGATCAGGGGGGATATTACCCATTCCCCACCTCCAAAACGCGCCCGCTATCCACGAGCCTCTGCCAGACTGCTGCCTGCATCGCCACGATTTCTCCGTTGCGCCGCAGAAAAACGCGGTATCGGTTCTGTTCAATCAGTTCCACGGTTTCGGTCAGGTCGCCTGCTATGCGGATTTTGTGGGTCATACTGCCTCCCGCCGCGCGATCTCGCGCTTGATATACCATTCGGCCTTCTTCAGATCCTCCAGGGCATTGCCCTTCTCATCGGCGCGCCAGATGTATTTCAGGGCATTGCCGAGGTTGAAGGACATATGCTCAGCCACCTGTATGCATTCGATGCCGGACGGATGGGCATTGTAGTGCCGGGGGTGGTTAATGGTGCTGGTCTGCCCCAGATCGCCATGCTGGGTTGCTTGGCGCATTGGTGGATTATGGATGCTATCATACCCCTGATACCAATCATCTTCGCCTGTGGCTGCTGTATGGATATCGTCAGGCACTTCTCTCGGCGCCCCACGCTCAGCCGCCCGGCGGCCGCGCTGGTAGGGGGTGTGGCTTGGCTGTTCGGTCACAGGTATTTCTCCATCAGGGCGCGGTTCTGAACCCATCCCCGGAAATTGCGTTGGTCAGTTTCGTTGTGAAAGCCGAGCACGTAGGGCGTGGCCTGGTGCTCAAATGGACTGGCGTGGAACGGCCGTGACTTGGTCAGTCGCTCACCAAGAGCGATATCCTCACTCAGTGATGACTTGCGGCCATCGTGGGTCAGGTAGGATGTGCGGGCGCACCGGGCAGCCGATACAACCCTCAGATTGCCGGTAGGGTCCATGAGGCCCTGGTGTTCGCGCATTTCATCGGTCGATACGAACGGCAAATGCCACTGTCCCAGATCAAGGTACTGCACTGGCGCGGCCAGCATTGCTATCTTCATCGCCTTCGCCAGCGCACGGATTTCCGGCTGGGCGTCCTCATGATCGCGCAGAGCGAAGAAGTTGTCCCATTCCGTTGCCGTCACCACCACGTTGATGTGGGCGAACGGTTCGAGGATGCGGTTGACGATCTGCTTATGGGCTCCGATGTGGGCCAGAGCTTTGGCATGTTCAGTCATATCACGGAAGGCCATGCTCCAGCGATCTTTTGCGGCCTGAAGCGCCGCCCCAGTCAATTCCTGCTTGGCCTGCATTCCCGCCTGGTTGGCGCCCCAGAATGAGGGCTCAACGGGATCGCGCTCAATATCTGAGATCATTCGCAGCACAGGTATAGCCCGACTGCTGGAGGCGTTGCGCGAAAGATCCTCGCAATACATAAGCCCATCGGAAATGGCCTCATAAAACAGGCATTCTGGCTGGGTCTCGATTATGCGGTGCGTCAGTTCCTCGGCATGGATAAAGCGCGGATACCGCAGAAGCAGCGTATCGATACGTTTCCCCGCCGCGTCAACGCTGGCGAGGATTGAAGTAGCTTCAATAGTCATGAGACCCTCCAAATCCGAAACCCGGTCTCGGTTTTACGGTATGAGAACTTGCGTTCGGAGTGCCTCTCCTTCACGCGCTTGAACAGGTTCACCCATGACTTGAGATCAGTGGGTCCACAGGCGAAGCTATCACCGATGCACCGGCTCGCTACGAAGTCGCCCCGTTCGCTACGCCGGGTTTCAACTGGCGGCATGGGGATGCCTTTTTCGATTGTGGGGAGGGCTATATTCATCCCTGCGCCTCCCGCTCCGCCTTCATGGCCGCGTCCACAGCAGCGCGGAACGTCTCTCCACCGACCCCACAGCTCTCGCCGTCTGGTACTATGTGCCAGCCAGAACCATCCAGATACACGGCCTGCGTTGCGCGGTGGCGTTCGATCCAATCCAACCGCTCACTATCCTGCGTCACCTTCTCTTTAAGACGGTTTATGTATAGCCTCAATTCTTCTGGGACGCTTATAGTTAGAAAAGGGATACTGCAATCAGGGGATGCAAAACCACCTGTAAGATCGGCACATTTTGATAGGCCCTTACGCAAAGATGATATTTCTTTATCGCACTCCGCCCGCGCGCGCTGCTCTGCACGGCGTTCGGCCTCCAGGATGTGCTTGGTCGCGGCGTCCCGGTCATCCACGAATGAAAATGTGCCTTCCTCGCCAAACAGGTTAGTGAGATCAGCTATCTGTTCTTCCCGACTTCTCACGACTTCTTCCCTTCATCGTCGGTTAGGGCGCGGATGGCGACGGCACATTCATCTGCGGCAAACATACGTTCCTCAAATGCTATGACGTCCGCATCATCTTCCGCCGCGTCGCTCAGTGCGTAATAATGGCAGCTGATTGCTTGAGCGACCTTTGCCGCCCTTTCCCTCTCATCCTGCCGCATCTGCGCAAGTTCAGATGGATCGCGTGCCGGTTCGCCATAGATGTATTTTTTTGCCTTTGACTGAGGCAGTGAACAACTATGCTTTCCCCACACTTCGAATTTTTGATCCCAGAAGTGCAGTTCCCACACAACGGGTTCTTTTTTCAGAGCAAGCCAGTGATATCCAGAGTGTTCCGGCTGATCTGGCAGGCCGTTCCATGGTTTGGTTTTCTGGGTCATACGCCCGATCCTTCATTGAGGATTTCTGCGACGGTCTGAGAGAAAATAGCGTATGCTGCCATGGCAGGAGTGTCGGCTCCGGCGTCCATTAATTTTTCATATTGAGCAAAAAGTGACAGGATTTCTTTAAGCCGAGCAATCTCAACATCCCGCTCGGCAGTATATGCATTGGAATATTGCACGTATTCAGGCCATGCTTTCCAAACATTATTAAGAAATGTCCTGTTCCCATAGGTATCCCTCGTCCGCAAACCTGATACATACTCAGGTGTGGTATCATGCCCGGTCGCCTTGGAGCACATCTGTGCGTAGAATTTCTCAAAGGATTCCCGAGATGAATCTAAGTTTCCGCCCGTTACAGGCGTGCCGATGGCGCGCACAAGGTCATCACATGCAGCATAGTGGTGACGAGCAAACCGCCATTCATTTTCCGCGTTGTTCTCCGCAATTTCCTTGGCAATAACATCAGCTGCGCTGATCTGCTCTCCACTCAACGGCAACCGTACCATCACGAACTGTTCTTCGTTCTTCATAATCATCTCTTCCAAATCAACCTGCCGCGCATCAGGGATCAGTTCGTTTTCAGAACTGCACATTGTCAGCCCCCACGATCTGGTCGAACGCGGCCCACGGCTCGACCCCGTTGGCGCGGGCGATCTGGAGCCTCTCGTGCTGCTGGCTGGTGAGGGGCGCAGAATTGTGCGCCCGCATGTGGAGTTTGACCTGCTCCAGCCACGTTAGCGGCTGGGTCAGGTGTTCGGGTTCGGCTGCGTCGGATGCCTGGGTCATGCAAACTCGCCCTCACTGATGCGCTTGGCGTTGTCAGCGACGGATTTGGTCAGTGCCGAATGCGTCGCCTTATCGTGCTGCTCGACAAAACCAATCAGGCGCTTGTAACTGTCGGCTTTATTGATGTTTGCCAGGTCAGCCATATCAGAGGCGCTCTCCATCATTTTTATGACTTTCTCAGCCGCCTCTTGGGCCGCTTTGATGCGGGCAGACATCGCTTCATCATCACTCTGGCCAGAGCCTTCATTGCTTTCAGCCTTGGGCTGGGGCTTTTCCTTCTGGGCAGCCCGCAGCGGCTTGACCGTGTAGAGTTTCTTGCTGCCGCGCGTAACCTGCAGGGCCAGTGGCATATCTTTTTCAAGTCCGCTCATGTGGCTGATGCGAATGCCGCCGACCATGATGCCGCCATACTTGACGCTCGGATCACGGAACAGGGTCATGGATTTTCCAGCGTAGCTGTGACCGTCACGGCCCCAGACATTGTACATAACCCGGCGCATGGACTTGCACGGATAGTAGGGCTTGCCATTGCAGCCCTTATAAAACACGGCTACGGGCTGATCTGCATTGCCCTCGGTGACGCGCTCAACTTCAACCGTGCGCGGACCATCAAGAAGGTCATCCGCATTGAGCTGGTCAGACTTGGCAATGATCGTTTTTCCCATATCCATCATATCACGATGTCCTCTTCCATCGCCCTGCGCTCAACGTCGATGAAACGGAGCGCGGGGTCGTTCAGTGCTGTCTGGTATTCGGCCTGCTTCTCAGCTAGCCGGGTTTCGAACTGTGTGGCGGCATCAATGAGCAGCGCCTGGTATTCCGGGTCTGGAAACACACGCTTGACCATCATCTTGCCGCCACCAAAGGCCGGAAAGCTGATGAAGTCGAGCCATTCGCGGCCAGAGACCATCAGGCCGGTCTGGATCTGGCCCATGTATTCGGCCGGCACATCGCGGCTGCAGATCGTTTCAAGCTGCAGGCCATGTGCCCGCGACTTACATTCGATCAGGCCCGTGTCGCCAATCAGGCCATCCGGCGAGTAGCCGATCTTGAAGCCCCAGCGATCCTCGACCATGAAGCCGATCTCTTTGACCGGCGCGATCTGGTCGACATAGGCGATCTTGGCCTCGATCTCGTCCTCATGCCCGCGCTGCATGGCGTAGGTCTGGGGGATTTCCTCGACCACGCCAGTGATGCGCTGAGACAGAAGATCGGCGACCAGACGGCGCACGGTCTCGTTATTGGCGATCTTTCCGGTAGGCGTGACCAATTTACCGATTACGCTGGCCGTCAGCACACCACAGCGCGCCTGTAGCCACTCATCTGTTCCTTGCTCAAGATCATCATAAACCGTTAGAGCCATCACACACACACCTCAACAAAAGCCACTCTCTGACCACCAGGCAGCCACAGCGCGCTATAATCAGGGAACGGCCACGCCGGGATGGTCAGATCATCTGATGGGCGCCTGATCTTGCTCTCCCATTCGCCCCCATACTGTGCATGCAGGCTGCTCAGCATGGCCCGGCGCGCGGCGTCGAACTGGCGCGGGGTGAAGGGGGTCATGCTTCACCTCGTTTTGAAAAACGTGGAGAAAACCCGTTCATAAGCTTGCCTGTAGTTCGGTCAAGATGACACTCTATTCCAAACACGTCATGCCCAAAATTGAAGTCATCTGCCTCCAAAAGTTCGCGCAGCCGCAGTGGGTTTCCATTCGCATGAGTTGCCGTAATATCCATACGACATGACACGAGATCGAATTCGGCATCAGGGCGATATTTGTATGCGACTTCTGCTGCTCGTTCAGATATGGCCCTTATTATTCCTGCATCACTATCTGACACATCAAAACTGATATGATTACTCACAGCCCCTTCCTCCCCACATGGTTCTGCATCACACGTCGGTTGATCCGCACGCGCTGGTGTTCTGTCAGGGGGAAGGTCATGGCAGGTCTCCAGCCAGAAAGGAGTGGCTCTTGCGGGCCTTGCAGACACACTCCAGAACATCCTCAAGATCGGCTCTGATATCCGGTCGCTCTTCTCTCTCTACATCGCGTCGCAGAACGATTTCAGCGCGCGACAGGCCCTCGTAGATATTATCGAGGGGCTGTTCATACCGGCTGGTCATGCCGCGCACTCCATACGCTCGGACCGGCGCATATCGGCACGGTCAAAAGCACGACTTTCCCGCTCGTCTGCCTCGATGCGTTCAACCGTTTCCGGGAAGTCCTTGATGGACTTGTTCACCATGACGATTTCATCATCCAGCGCGCCACCATGCATACCGCCCGTCATGTCGCTCACATCGTGAAAGCGGGCATCAACACCCTTCGCCTGTTCGCGCAGAGCGATCAAAGATGACTGATACTCACACAGCCGCTGATATTCGTCCTCAGCCCATGCGGGCCAGCAGCCGCCAAGAGCGTTGTCGATATCACCCTGCGAACAACCGTCAGGAAGATTACTGCACATAATCAATTCCTCTCATTACTTGAAAAATACTCGGCCAACTCGGCCAGACTGCCGGGACCGCAATCCCGGTGGCCTGGGCGTGTCAGGGCATTGCAACGGTAGCGAATGCGTAGAACACCGTTCCCAGAAGCATGGCGCCGAGTAGAGCCATGCCTAGAAAGCGGGTTAGGTGGTTGTCGGGTAGAGGAGGCATTACCGCCTCACTACTTCGCCGTTTTTGACGGTATAGAGGACTCCTGCCTCGATGCCGTCTTCGCCCTCATAGATATTGATAAAACGAGTACGGGTGCCATCGTAATAGGCTAGAGATGCTGCACCTCCCTTGCCCAGACTGACAGAACCGTTCATCCCCGCGAATGCGATAGTAGCATTCTCTCCGGTGCATTCTGCCCGTGCGTCGTTGCCCGAGAACCCGGCCCGTGCGTCGTCGCCCGAGAACCCGGCCTGTGCGCCGTAGCCCGAGAACCCGGCCCGTGCGTCGTCGCCCGAGAACCCGGCCTGTGCGCCGTAGCCCGAGAACCCGGCCCGTGCGTCGTCGCCCGAGAACCCGGCCTGTGCGTAGTCGCCCGAGAACCCGGCCTGTGCGTAGTTGCCCGAGAACCCGGCCTGTGCGTAGTCGCCCGAGAACCCGGCCCGTGCGTAGTCGCCCGAGAACCCGGCCCGTGCGTAGTTGCCCGAGTCAACATCGACGCCTTCCGTCGCAGCAATGATCGAGCGCACATCGCTCTCAATAAAGGCGGAATCGATGTTCTTTACATCAAACGCCTTATTAGCCAGCCACCGCGCATCGCCATAGCGCTTATCAGCATACAGACCGGTCATCACGTCGCCATACGTGCCGCCCTGAGGGAACTTCTCGCGGAACCAGTCGCGCCCATCGGAGCAAGCGCCCCATTCGCGGATTTTGAGGAGGGTAATCTGTGCGGGGTTGTTTTCGGGAGCAGTCTGCTGCTCAGGCTGTGTGTTCATGTTCGTTTCCATTATTACTGCATCCCCAGACGATGAGCCAGGCGCGTCATGCCTTTTGGCGTGACGAATACCTGCTGTGTGCTGACTTCTTCGCCTGCGCTGTTGGTATAGGTGGTGTATTTCATCTCGACGTAACCGGCATCGACTGCGCCGGAATATGCCTTCCAGCGCCCGGCCTGATCGCGGAATGTCCACTTGATTTCGCGCAGAAACTCGATGCCGCGCTTGGAGCCGATCTGGAGTTCCTTACCGACTTCGCGCAGGTTTGTGCGGCCCTTGCTGTTGGCGAGGCGTTCGAATACTTCCAGCTTCGGCGCTGCCTCTGCCTTCTCGGCTTCGAGAGCAATCACCTTTTCCGTGTAGGTCAGGAGCGTGCTACGCAGGAAGGCGGGATCGTTCAGGTCAATGGAAAGGGGGTGCTCAATATGCACACCCTTCGTCACCATCGCATCAAACGCGCGGATGACTTTCAGGTGGAACGCGGGACTGATCCACATCGCGTAGGCGTAGACCAGTTCTTTCACGGCATAGGTGCCACCATAACGACCAGCCTTAGAGGAGACTGGCTCACATTCTAATTCCCCATTTTTGAGGAGTTCCTGAATAAGGCCCTCTGTGGAGGCATTCCGAGTAAAGTGCTCTACCTGCGTAGATTTATAGTCATGGCCAGCGGCGACGGCTGCCTTATGACAATCATTCAGGCAATAGCGCCCGTCTGCATCCTGTCGAATTTCTGTAGAGAGAATTGTGAGCTTGGTCACTTCCCATCTCCGTGTTGGTGATGGGTATATGTTTGTCAGACAAACGAGATGGACGCAACAGGAAAGTTCGCCACACAGACAAAATATCACCCATGCAAAAACCTCCTTCGCGAATCCGTCGGAACATAATATGAACACAATTGAAAGGATTCGCCATGGCCGCCGAAACTGTCCTGATCCAGACCTATAGCCGCCAGCAGATGCCTTGGGGCGAATGCGTATGGCCAGACTAAATCCGCGTGTGCAGGTCGAGGCAAGAGGGCATGATGCGATTTTATCAGGTGAAGGCTGGGCTCACCGACGCGATAGGTGCGCACGTGTTTTGCGCTTGGGTAGGCGACGACGGCCAGAACTACGCACAGACACTGGGAGAAGTAGGCGAGCGGACTGCGGTGAACGCTAGATAAAGAAAACCCCGCCGGAGCGGGGTTGGGATCAGGTGCGCTTATTCGCCCAGCGCTTGATCCTCGTTTTGGTAAAGGGTGCCAAAACAATCAGTCCGATGATTGGGATGGCAAGATAGGCGATCTCAAAATCAGTCATCTCTCAGTGCCTCCAGAACAGACCGTGCAGCCTGATTGATCCTATACGAAAGCAGGGTCCATAAGCCAGCCCCGGATACGAGCGTCAAAAACGGCAGCTTTTTACTATGGTCGTAATAGTGACTTATCGCTGGGACAACATAGCCCGTGACCGCGATAGAAACAGCAATGCCGTTCAGCCAGTTTGCCAACAGCTTCGTTTGTTCATTATGAACGAGATTAGACACAGGTATTTTCCATTATTATCGCATAACCCATATCTAAATTCCGTATGCCTTCTTAGCCTTTTGTTCTGCTATCGTTCCGTGAGAACGAAAGGGAAACAATGAGCGGGAACGCGGCAAAAGACCTACGGGCGATGGGGGATGGGCTAGGCTGCATTGGTGTCGATTCTGGCCTTGAGAAGCGCCATCAGGCCGAGGCGCTCTTCGTCGCTCATAGCGCGCCAGATCTTCAGGAGGAGAACCTCACGTTCGTCATGCGCGGCGTTCTCGGAGCCTTGACTAGACGCGCCAGAAAGGCCCGTAAGGTAGTCCAAGGAAACATTGTAATATTGAGATAAAGCAACAGCCGCGTCTAAGCTGATGCCTGTGTGCTGGGACTCTGCCCCAGCCAAATGACTACGGGATACACCAGCAGCATCCGAAACCTCAGCCTGCGTTAGCTTCCGGCCAAGCTCAAGGGCACGCTTCTGGCGCACCTCACCCAGTCTCGCAGCGAATAGTTTCCTGTCCATCATACGCGGGATTATGCCTCCTTTCTGGAAATGGCGTGCCTGTCAGGCAAACAATATGCTTGCCTGACCGAGTGTTTGTGTGGCAAACACACAATATGACACCGAAAGAACTTCTGCGCCGCGTGGGCGGCCCGTCTGTGCTGGCAAGAGCATTACGCCTTCGCCACTCGACGCCTATTCTTTGGAGAGAAATACCGCCTCATCACTGCCCGACGATTGAGGCGCTATTCAGCATCCCCCGCGAAGAACTGCGCCCGGACCTGTTCCGAGGCGTGACGGTCGTGCGCCCCGAAGGGGAGGGCGCGCGGTGACTGCCCAAATCATCCCTTTCAAAATTGAGCGGCAGCAGGATGGCGAGTTGCGGATTTCAGATGAAGAACTTGCCAACAAGCTCGGCTATGAGGATATCCGCGTATTCCGACGCCTGATCAAAAAACATGAAGATAACATCTCTCAACTTGGCGATGTGTTTTCAAAACTCATCGCTCCGGAAGGCGGCGGCAGGGCGGCTCGGGTCTATCATCTGACCGAACAGCAGGCCGTATTTATGGTCAGCAGGTCTGATAAGCCCGCGGCAACCATGATCATGATTGGTGTTTCTCGCGCATTCGTTGATATGCGCCGCAAGACCCAGCGTGAAATGCCGCTCCCTGAGTTCTTCCGCCTGTCTCTGATCAACGATCAGGTTCGACAGTGGCAGCGTGAATACCCGGATGGGTTCTTTATTGACCTACATCGGGTTCTTGGTCTGACGCGCCCCGCGATTGGCAACCACTCCAACTGCTCGCACTTCATCAATCGCTACATCTATAAGTTCCTGTTTGGGGAACTTGGGCTGACAGCGATCCGCGACGCCAATCCAGCAGATGAAGAGCACGTTCGTGCCCACAAACATCATCAGGTTCTCAAGGCAAAGCATATGCCTGTGCTGCGTCAGCATATCGAAAAAGTGGCGACCATTCTGTCGTGCGCCATTTCCCTTCGCCAGTTTGATGACCTGTTCAATCGGCGTTTTCCTTCCGTCAATACTCAGATCGGCTTCATGTTCGGCGAAATGCCGGTGATGGCTGGTCGCCCCCTTCAGGAGGCCCGCTCATGAGCAAAACCTTCCCCCTCTCAACAGCCCTCTGCCGCCTCGGTCTCGCAGGCTGCCCGCAGGAAGCGCGGGCACTCGTTCATTACGGTCTGGTCCGCGTTGATGGCGACTGCGCCAAAGGCGGCGAATTTGTTGGCTATGGCGTGACCCTCTCCCTGCGTGGCGTTGGCGAACGTGTGGTCAGTCGGCAGACGATGGGGGTGCAGTGATGGCCGGTCATTTCTCCCAGACGATCATCCTTGGCAATGTGGGCAAGGATCCTGAAATACGGACCACACAAGGCGGCCAGAAGGTCGCCAGCTTCACGCTCGCCACGTCTGAAACATGGAAAGACAGGCAGTCAGGCGAAAAGCGCGAAAAGACCGAATGGCATCGCGTGGTCTGCTGGAATGAAGGGCTGACCAGCGTGATCGAACGGTTTGTCCGCAAGGGGTCCAAGGTGCAGGTCATCGGCCAGAACCAGACCCGGAAGTGGACCGACCAGAGCGGGCAGGATCGCTATACGACAGAAGTCGTGATCCAGAAGTTTGGCGGGAATCTGGTTCTGTGTGGTGAGCGTACCAACGATGGTGGTTCACCCCCTCAGCAGTCCCAGCCTCGCCAGCAGGGCGGCCAGCAGCGTTCGGGTTGGTGGGATGCGCCTGATGATGAAACCATTCCATTTTAGCGGGAGATAAGAGCATGAATAATGTCTCCAAAACCTGCTTTAAATGCCAGCAGGAAAAACCATTAAGTGAGTTTTACGTCCACAGGCAGATGCTGGATGGCCATCTGAATAAGTGCAAATCATGCGCAAAATCAGACACAAGAAAAAATAGATCTGCAAATAAAGAGTATTATTTGCATTATGATCGTTTACGCGCCGGTCAACCTGACCGAATAGCCGCGCGACGCGCTTATGCGCAATCAGAGGCGGGAAAGGAAAAATTAAAAAAGGGGAGAGATGCATGGCAAAAAAACATCCCATCCAACGTCGAGCCCATAACGCAGTAAGCAATGCAATACGGGATGGGCGACTAATTCGAAAACCTTGTGAGGCGTGCGGGGGTGCAAATACTCAGGCCCACCATGATGATTACACAAAGCCATTAGACGTAAAATGGCTTTGTGTTCCCTGTCATGCCGCTCTTCACAAAGATGAACGAAATCTCATGGGAGCAGCCTCTCGGCGTCATTTGGTGAGTTTCTGATGCATCACCGCCCCGCCAGTTCCGTGGCCACCATGGCCGCCAGATGCTGCCGGACCTCGACTGGCGCGTCGGGATGGGTTGCCGCCCATACCCGCGCCATCAGGACCAGTATCTGCGGAATTGACAGGGTGCGGTCTCCTTCTTTCATCCCATCCGCCAATTCGATTGGTGGTTTCTCCAGCAAGGTTTTCTCCGGTTCCGTTCGTTGCTGTTCGGAATGTGGAGCAAACCTTGTCCAAAAAATTGGAAATCAATTCCGCCAGTTTGGAAAAACGCGAAATGCTTACTGCTGAGACAGTGACGCAGAATGCCCAGACAATGGCTCGAACCCTTTCAGAGACGTTCGGGCGCGGGCTCGGCGTCAAGGAAATCATTCACCGTATTGCTCGACTGCTGCGGGTCACCGACCGGCAGGCGAAGGGCCTTTACTACGGAGAATGGGAGCGCATCCCGGCGCATATCTATCTGCGCCTGGTTGATGCCTATCGCAAACATCTGGCGCGCGCAGAGCGGCAGGCCGAGCATCAGGCCGCCATCTACCGTGCCCTCAGTCAAGAATGGAACGACACATGGGGAGATACATCCTCCTGCGGCGCGCTGCCATCACCCGATGGCGGGCAAGCCGAGCACTCCGGCGCGCAATCTCCCTGCGGCGCTGGGCCGAATACCTGAGCGAACGAGCCGACCGACTGGAACGCCGGGCCGATGAACTGAAACGGGAGGCCGGAGAGTGACACACCTCATAACCGGTCGCCCGATTACAGAAATGCAATCAGTTCTTGCAGATGCAGTAGAGCTGGCGGGTGGGCAGCATGCGTGGAGCCGAAAAACCGGGATTCCTCAGTCTGTCGTGTCACTCACGCTTAGCGGCCGGCGCGACGTATCTGAAAATATTGTCAACGCCCTGGGCTATGTGACCCAGACTGTTTGTCTGCCGATGAGGGGGCAAAATCATGTCTGACCGCACATGGATCCGTGTATCCGGCGTCGACCAGAACGGCACGTATTTCGTGGGGATCTACAACGTCCGGTCCGAGCGTGAGGCGCAGGACTGGCTGTGGCTGGAAAATTGGAAGTGGATCAGGGTTCGGCTGACAGGGCTGCGTTATGAAGCTCTGGGTCCGGGTGACCGGGCATGCCCGTTCCCGGCGCGGGAGATGGCCGCATGATAACCTTCACCATTCCCAAGCCCTTTCCATTGCTTAACCACAGCATCGGCCAGAGCCGTTTTGCGCTTACTGGAATGCGCCGAAAGATGGCGCGGGCAGTCGCGGACGCGGCGCTTCATCTGCGGCCCTCTGATCCGTTCCAGAAGGCACATGTGCTGATCGAGCGCTACTCGGCCGGCACGCCGGATACAGACGGCCTGTACGGCGGCGCGAAGTTCCTGGTGGATGCCCTGACGACGCCGCGCCTCCTAAACGTCCGCACGCCGGGCGCCCGACAGCGCGTGAAGAACAAGCGCGGTCTGGGCTTCGTTGTGGATGATGCCCCCAAGCACATGACCCTCGAGGTCCGATCCGTGAAATGCCGCCTGTGTGAACAGCGGACTGTTGTTACGATTACTGAGGTGGTGGCATGACCAAGAAATACGAATACGACGAGAACTTTGTGTTTTACACAAAAGCCAGAAATCTCGCGATCTTGTCCGAAATGTCCAAGGCCCTCGACCGAGAGTGTCGCGGGTCGTCTATCATGACCATCAATACCCTGTCATATCGTGGATTCAATGTGGCACTCCACAAGGCTGGTGGCATCGTAATGATGGCGCAATGCCGTTATGGCTCAGTAATAATCCACGATCCTGATGGAAAAATCAGCAGGCCGTCCCGGCTGACATTCCCGAAGGGCTTCCTGAAAAAGTGTCGTCGCCCAAGGCTTTTGGAGCGAATGGATGAAAATTGCCAGCCGTATGAATGCGAGGCGAGCGTTCCGGACTTCATGGTGCCTGACATGGTGAGCGCCATTTATTGCGGCGCGTTTATCAATGGGAATGGCAACCTTCCTGAGGACGACAAGAACACGGGCATTTGGTCGTGCAGGGCGGAGTGGGGCGAGGGAGATGATGACTGGTCTCTGTTCATCGGCCCCCTGTCGATCGACCCGGCCCGTGTTGCGGCAATAATCCAGAAAGCGCCGGAAGAAGATACAACGACCATTTTGTCCGATCCTGCCATACGAACGGTTTCTCGCGTAATAACGGCACATGCCAGAGAGAGTGACCCCACCGCCGTTGGCGTCTGGTATTCGCGGACGTTTGGATCTGGTGCCGGTTCGGTAGTTGTTCACCGGAACATTCTCGATCCGAACATCATCATTACTACTTCAGTGGCCGTGGCTCTTGCCGGTCAGGTTGTTGATGACGCACGCATGCCCGGCTGGTTGGCCGATATGTCGGAAGAGGTGGTAGCATGACAACAACAAAAATCTCCACCCGCCTGCGTAAGGCATGGCGCGTTACGGTTGATGACTATGATGGTGAAGAGCTTTACTTCGCCCATACCGCCGGTCAGGCCCGCATGATGTGCTGGCGTCACATGGATTGCGCGCGCGGCAGGATCGTTGAAATCCATGCGCGTCGGTGGCGCGAGAAGGACCAGGTATTGCCGGGTCGTGATCCTATCGCCGACACCCTTTCCAAAGAGGAAATGGAGTGTCTTCTACACGCGTTTGGCCTGAATGAATACGAGCCGTGGAAAGCTGGTTATCGCGGTCATTTCTTCACGTCATCGAAAAACAAGACGATGCTGGGGCTTGTCGACAAGGGTTTGATGCATCCGGGGAAAGCCCCCTGCTGGAAAGACACGAATGTGTATTTCCATCTGACGAAATTAGGGCAGCACGCCGCGCTTTCGCTCACTCCTCTGTATGGCGCGAGGTAACAGAATGACCGATCTACCAGAACCCCTCACGCCCGAATACTGCGATCTGCGCGGATACGATTTCATGCCTCTGTTCGGGCATCGGCTGTTCTCGAGCGAGTTCTATACCGAGGCATCTGATGCAGAGTTTCGTGCAGGCATGCGCCTGTGGTGGGCTGCATGGAACCAGCTTCCGGCCGGTAGCCTCCCGAACAGTGACCGTGCCCTTGCCACGCTGGCGGACTTTGGGCGCGATGTTAAGGCATGGCAGGCCGTGAAGGAACGCGCCCTGCACGGTTTCATCCTGTGCAGTGATGGGCGCCTCTATCACCCGATGCTGTGTCAGGAGGCGCTTGATGCTTACGAAGAGCGTCTGCGCAAAAGCAAAAAGCGCTTGAAAGATAAGGAACGTTTGCAAGCATGGCGTGAAATGCGCCGGAAACAGAACGGAGACGCACATCAATCTGAAGAACAGTCAAACGATGAAATGGAAGTGAAACGCGTTTCATCTGAGTTTCAGGGGCATATCAGAAACGCATGTGTCGCAGAAAACGCGCGGGGTGACAGGGACAGGGACAGTTATATATCACCCTCACTACGTTCGGGCTCTTCCTCATCGCCGAGCGCTGAGGCTGTCGGTTCTCGCGCTGCGGAGTTCGATGAGTTCTGGGCAGCCTATCCCCGCAAGGTGGATAAGGGCTCAGCCATGAAGGCGCACACCAAGGCCCGGACGAAAACCCCGCAATCGGAAATCATGCTCGGGCTGTCGCGGCATGTCGCAGCATGGCCGGACCGAAAATCCGACCACGGCTTCGATCTGATCCCGTATCCGGCTTCGTGGCTGAACGCGATGGGATGGGCCGGTGATCCCGAAGCATCTGCCGCGGCTCGCAAGCATGCCAATCCTCACCGCGTTACCCGCAACACCCAAGGCGCCCCCTCCATCTGGGACGCCGTGCTCGACCATCCGGGAGTTTGACCATGAACCACGTTTCGAAAATCCGGCCCGGTGTTGTCGTGGCCTACCGTCCGGCTGAACCGGCCATTGCAGCGTTGATCGATGCCCGACGTGGCGGCATGGCGATCCTGCCGCGGGATGTGACGCCTGACGTTGCCAGTCAGGCACGAGCACAGCTTGCGGCTGCGCGTCTGGCCATGCAGCCCTCTACCCCGCAGATGGTCATGGCGTGGTTGAAGAAGCTGGCCGGGATGGTTTCCAATCCCCCAGCCGACGAAGGCGCCATTCGCGCATCGGTCGAGGCCATCGTGGAAGTTTGCGGCGATCTTCCCGCTGGGGTCTGGTCAGTCTCATCGCGCCAGGCATGGTGCCGTCAGGCCGCGATCAATGGCCGACTGCCGGGCACGTTCTGGCCCCGGCCGGCGGAACTTTACGCGCTACTCCGGACAATTGCTGACCGGATTGCCCATGAGGTCGAGGGCTGCAAGGCAATTTTGGCCGTTGCTGACCGCGCGCCCGATGTGCCGCGCAGCAAGCCGACGTTGGCCGAACGTGCCGCCGTTGCTGCGAAGGTGGCCGAGCTGCAGCGTGAACGGGCCGAGCGTGAAGCGGCAGAAGCCCGCATCAGCCGCTTTGGTGGCTACATGCCCGGTGGAGATGCAACCCTGCGCGGCTGGCCGTTAGTGCGGGCACTTGAAGCTGAATTGCCGCGCATGACTGGCGATCTGCGCGCCGTGACGATCGAGCGGATTGCCGATCTGCGCCGGGCATTTCAGGCTGCAGACAACCTGCTAGCAGAGGCAAAAAATGCCTGAAAACCGCGAAGAAAAAGGTACCAATGCCGACTCGGCGGTGGTACTATCCGGCATGGAAAGCCCGTCCGAAATCTGGCCGCACCGATGCGGCGCTGACTACGTGGCCAATCTCGCGCCGCCAATCGACTGGAACGCAGCGGCGGCGAGATGCAGGGCGCGGTTCGAGCGGGATATGGCCATGAGAGCGTCGAGGTTGCGTCAGGAGGGCGGTGTAAACTTCTCAGAGGGAGATTGACCGTGGGTGATGGGAAAGGCGCTGTGTGGGCGAATATGGAGGGTTGGTTCGGATGAGTGAATGGCAGGCCATCGCGTCAATAGGCGAGAATGTGTCCGGGGCCATCGCTGCGGTGGGGTCGTTTTGGGCGTTCGCGTGGATGATGGTGAGGCTAAGCCGGTGATCCTCTCCGCCGCAGCCCTGATCCCGTTCGGTTGGTCGCGGCAGTGTCGGCATGAGTGGCAGGTCATCGCCACAGAATGGTCGGTGGTGAACGGGCCCCTACCCGTCGCGACAAAGGGCGTAAAACGTTGCACGAAATGCGGGAAGATGAAGAGGGTGAAGTTATGATCCGCTTCCTGAAACGCCACGTGTGGCCTTGGTCGGAGATTGAGGGGATGAAGCGCGCTCAAGGTCAGATGATGAGTAATTTTGCGTGCGTGTTTGCGAAGTGGCAGCAGGATGAATGTCGCGCTTCGTGCCTTGAAGGGGACATTCGTGCGCTGAATAGACGTCTCGCCAAATACGAACGGGCACGCGATGAGGGTGGCAGGTTTGTTCGTAATGTCTGACCGCATAGATCAGGCGATAGCGATGAACCTGACTGTGGCCAGACATATAGGCGCAATTTCCACTCGGCTCGCGCCTGATGAGTCCGTTTCGTGGGATGCTGTGGCCGAATACATTGCACACGAAGAGGAATGTACCGTCGATGAGGCGTTCGATATGATGGAACAGGCCAGGCGTGATGGCATGTTCTCAGGCGGTTGCCAGCAATGAAAATCCGCCTCCACCGCAAACTGCAACGCGAAATGGCCGACAGAGGATGGTCAGCCATCGCAATCACCGGCAGCGGCCACATCAGGTGGCAACACAGTAATGGAGCCCTGTATTTCTCAAGCGCCACGCCAAGTGACTGGCGGGCGGCGCGGAAAATGCGGGCGGATATGAGGAGACTTGAGCAGTGAGTGAAGCCGTGAATTCAAAAAAACACGTGAAGGTTCCATATGAAGGCGAAGAAAAAGTGATGTATTTCATCAGGCGCAATGGGGAATTGTATTTCAATGAAATGCTAATCGGTTCCGACAAAAGCGCGGAAAATCTTGTAAATACGGCCCGTCTTTTGGCCAAAAACATTGAGCCAACAGCACGGCGCATTGCCGAACTCGAAACGAAGTAATTGGGAGGGGCAAATGGCGCAGACCATAGAACTTGACCGGGTAGCCCAGATCCTGAAATCCGACCGGCGATACAATCGCCTGCGCCGCGAGATTGAAGCCGGAACCGCAGATGACCCCGGTGCAGATGGTCCTGCTGCTGCGGCCCGCAAAATCGTGCAGGATGCTATCGCTATCGCAGGCTCTGGCGGCAAGACGCGGCCCGTGCGTCGCGTGGCTGATGAATGCGCGCTGGATCGGTTCTATCATCGCGCGAATAGCAGCCTGACGGCTCAGCAATACGGGGCCGGACTCAAGTTTCGCCGGGCATGGTTGTGCTCGGCCCGCCGGGCGCGCGTAACGCAGACCTACGACACACAGGAAATCGAGCGTGGCGATCTGGTGGCATCCGAGGTGTCGCTTGATGCCCGCGAGGTTGTCACGGCGGCGCTTGAAGTTCTGTCCTCACACCAGCGACGCGCGGTCGTGGCTGTTTGTGGGGAGGATCAGGTTGTGGGACTGCGTGGAAAGACGCTTTGTTCAGGTCTTGAGCGCCTGCACGAACTGTGGAAAAAATAGTTCTTGTACTTTGTCGAGTTTTGCGTAATATCAGCGTCAGTGTGGATATTTGCGCCACGAAAGACGATCACGAGCCGCCCCGTTGAGGGCGGTTTTTTATTTCGGGCGCAACCCACGCAGTTCGGGCGGCTGACAACCTTACGGCTCTGGCACGGAGTTGATAGCCCCGACCTCCCTAACCGATTGGTGCCCGTTCATTTCATTCCCAATCGGCATGGGTAAATCCCGTTGGCCCGCAAGAGACGGGGGATAAGGCGGGGAGTGCATCAAACATCATTGCCTGGAGGATCGTATGGCTGGGCGAAAGGGTCTGGCTAAAGCTGAGAAGCGAACGAGCCGAACACGTCCTACGCGCGATGCACGTGAGGTTTTTCTTGAGCATCTGCGCAAAACATCAAATGTATCAGAATCTGCTCGTGTCGCTGTGGTTGGGCGAACGACCGTTCATGAATGGCGGGATCAAGACCCTGCGTTCGCCGCTGCATGGGACGATGCGATCGATGAGGCGACAGATGCCCTTGAAGCAGAAGCACGCCGTCGCGCCGTCGATGGCCACGAAGAATACGTGATTTCCATGGGGCAGATAGTGCGCGACCCAGAAACTGGGGAGCCGCTCAAACAGAAGAAATACAGCGATGCGTTGACGACGCTTCTGCTCAAGGCGCACCGACCAGAGAAATTCCGTGAACGCTACGACGTGCAGCAGAGCGGCCACATCACCATGAACATCACACCGGATGATGACGCGCTGTAATGGTCGCCAAGCTGAACCCGGCCCAGCAGGAGGCGAACCGACTTCTGGGCAGTCCGGCCACGCATATCCTGCTGCGCGGCGGCTCGCGGTCGGGGAAAACCTTTCTCCTGATCCGCGCTCTGGTCATTCGCGCAGGTAAGGCTCCGGGCACGCGACATGGCATTTTCCGCCACCGCTTTAATGCGCTGAAACACTCCATCATCGGGGATACGTTCCCCAAGGTGATGCGCCTCTGTTTCCCCGACGTGCCCTACAGCCTGAACCGCACGGACTGGTTCGTGACCCTGCCGAACGGGTCTGAAATCCTGTTTCACGGCCTCGATAGTTCCGACCGCACCGAGAAGATCCTCGGCCTCGAGTTCGCCACGGTCTACCTGAACGAAGCCAGCCAGATCGGATACGGCGCGCGCAACATGCTGCTGACACGTCTGGCGCAGAAATCGTCGTTGAACGTCAAGGAATATATCGACGCCAACCCGCCCACGACCTCGCACTGGCTCTACAGCCTGTTTGAGCGGAAGGTTGAGCCGAAATCCGGTGAGCCTCTACCCGATCCGGCCGACTATGCGACCATGCAGATCAACCCGGACAGCAACCGGGACAATCTCTCGCCAGAATACCTGAAGCAACTGGAGAGCCTGCCTGAGAAAGAACGGCAACGCTTCCTGTTCGGCAATTACCAGACTGCAATCGAGGGCGCTCTGTGGACGCTGGACCGCATCCGGCGCGAGGCCGCGATAACGGATGCAAACCGTGCCGCCGTGCTGGCGCGCATGCGGCGCATTGTCGTGGCGGTCGATCCTTCGGGTTGTTCGGGCCCAGAGGATTACCGATCGGATGAGATTGGCATCAGCGTCGCGGGTATCGATGCGGATGGGGTTGGTCATGTTCTGGCTGACCTGTCCTGCCGCGCCGGGCCTGCGGGCTGGGCCAAGATTGCGCTTGATGCACTGGACCTGTGGCGGGCTGACCGCATCGTGGCTGAGAAGAACTTCGGCGGCGCGATGGTGGAAAGCACGATCAGGGCGTCCCGCGCCACGGCGCCGGTCACGCTGGTTACGGCTTCGCGTGGCAAGTTCGCTCGGGCTGAGCCGGTGGCGGCGCTCTATGAGCAGGGGAAGGTCGTGCATCACGGCAGATTCCCCGATCTGGAGGATCAACTCTGTCAGTTCTCGGCTGGCGGCTTTGAAGGGGCACGTTCACCCGACCGGGCCGATGCGCTGGTGTGGGGACTAACTGACCTCATGCTCGGGCCGCCACCTGCTGCACCGGCACGCCTGACACCAACACGTTTCAATCTGGGCCGATAGCGGCCACGGGGCCGCATGGACTGGCAACAGCTAAAGAAAACCTATCCGCAGGACAACGATCTGCCCGCGCGCGCAAATCGTCTATCCGCACTGATGCGGGTGCGGGACTGCACGCAATACGACGCGATCCCGAACCCGTTCAGCAGCGAATACAACGGGGCAGGGGAATACATCCCGCTTGCCCAGCGCAGGCCGTCCGTGCGCACCAATATGTGCGCGACGGTGGTGGATGAGAGCGCGTCGCTGGTGTTCGGAGAGTGCCACTGGCCGTCCCTGACTGCGGAAAGTGACGATGTAGCTCAGGTCATGGCGGCCCTTGATCGGGAATGCGCCCTGCCTGCGGTGATGCTTGAGGCGGTCATTGCCGGTTCTGTTGGCTCGTCCGCCCTGCTGGTTGAGGTCGTGGAGCGTGCGCCGTGTGTTTCGATGCACGACACCCGATATCTGACGCCAAAATGGGACGCGGCTGGCGATCTCGCCACCGTGACTGAGCAATACAAGGTCAAGGGCGCAGACCTGTCAGCGCAGGGCTGGCCGATTTCTGCCGACGATGCCCCGGCTATTTTCTGGTGGCGCCGTGAGTGGGATCGGCAGGAGTGCCGGGTCTACGTGCCGCGTCTCGTTTCGGACGGAATACCAGACCGTGTTGATGCGGCCCGAACCACCCAGCACGGGCTGAGCTTCGTTCCGTGGATCTGGATGGCCAATCTGGCGCAGCCGGGCGTTGTGGATGGCCCGTGCACCTTCGAGCGTGCCATCGATACGGTCATCGAGTGCGATTACCTGCTGTCGCAGTCAGGTCGGGGCCTGAAATACAGTGCCGACCCGAAGCTCGTCATCAAGGCCGGTGCGGCTGATCCGGCTGGCGCGGCGGATGATGGCGGCCTTACCGGCGGCGCGGCATCTGCCCTGACGCTTCCGCTCGATGGCGATGCCAAGATGCTGGAAATCAATGGCGATGCGTCAGGGGCCATGCTGGCGCACTACAAGGAACTGCGCGCCATCGTGATGGAGCAGATCCACGGCAACCGGGCCAGCGCGGACAAGATCAGCGCCGCGCAGTCTGGCAGGGCCATGGAGATGATGTGCCAGTCGTTGGTGTGGCTGGCTGATCGCCTGCGCCTGTCCTACGGCGAATACGGGCTGCTGTCGCTGTATCGCATGATCTGCCGGTTTTCCAGCGTAGTGGCTGGCGGCATCAAGATCGGCGGCGAGGATCATGTGGGGCTGGAGCCGGACGGCCTGGCGCTTCAGTGGCCGCCTTACTTCCCGAGCACAGACCCCGAACTGCTCCAGTTGGCGCAGGGTCTGGCGACGGCCGTAGCGTCGGGCTTCATGTCCAGCGAGACCGCCTGCAGCATCTACGCCGCCAAGGTTGGCACGGCCAGCCCGCAGGAGGAATGGAACCGGGTTCTGGATGAGTTGTCCGACCCTGTTCTGATCGCCAAGCGGCAGGGCGCCGCGAATGCTGCCAAGGCCGACCGGCAGGCCGCCGGTTCCGGCCGCACAGAGACACGACAGGCTACGGCCTGACGTTACCCGGCTGATGTCGGACCATTCACAAAACAGAGGGTCAGATGACCACAGAACCCAACGACCCCGGCAGGGACCAAAATCTGCTGGGGCTCCAGCGCGAACTCGCAACCGCGCGCTCCGAACTGGAAGCGCTGCGCAAGGACCGCGATGCAGTGATCCGTGATCGCGACGACGCGATCAAATCGCGCGACGGCCTCAAGGCGCAGTTCGACAAGCAGAAGGCCGATAACGTGAAGGCTCTGGCCGATGCTAACGCTGCTGTTGAGCAGGCCAAGGCTGATGCCGAAGCCGCAACCAAAGGCGCGACGGAAAAGGCCAACGCCGCCGTCATCCGCGCCGAGGCCAAGGCCGCCGCCGTCCGTCTGGGTGCGGTCAATCCCGAGGATGTGGTCAAGCTGATCGACCTCGGCACCGTCAAGATGGGCGAGGACGGGAAGATCGACGGCCTCGATGCGGTGATGGAAGCCGCCAAGGAAAGCCGTGGCTATCTGTTCTCCGAGCCGACCAAGCCCGGCACCGAGACGGGAACGACCAAGACCACGCCCGCGCCCAAGGCTGGCGAGCCGAAGGATAAATCCGCGATGGAAATGACGGATGCGGAATACGCGGCCTTGAAGGCCACCATTTCCTAAACACCCTCGCCGCCGCGATAGTAGTAATTGCCACTCCGTTATCGACACCAAGTTGATGCGGGCGTGGCGCAATACAGAGAGCCAACATGCCAATTTCCGATTTTCCCGCCGTTCTGCAGCCGATTGTGCAGAAGGGCATGCTCCAGCGTGAGTTCCAGAACGGCCTGAAGTCCATGTTGGCTTTCCGCGCCATTGCTGACCGTGAGCCGTTCCCCAACAGCGTGGGTGAAACCATCACCAAGACGCGTAAGGGCCTCAAGAAGCCCGTGACGACCGCGATGGACCCCACGCAGAACACCAACCTCGATAATGGCCTTACGCCGTCTACCTTCTCGGTCGAGCAGTATACGCTTGGCATCGATATGTATGGCGACACGACCGACCTGAACATCGTCACCAGCCAGTCCGCCATCGCCAACATGTTTCTGGCGAACTCCTACACCAACGGTATTCAGGCCATCCAGTCGCTTGAACGTATCGCCCGTAATGCCCTGTTTTTCGGCAATGGCAGCGATCTGGGCGGGTACATCAGCGGCAACACCCGCGTCATCACCGCGCTTGCCGCTGCGGGCACGACCATTCAGGTTGATGATATCCGCGGCTTCACGGCTGCATTCAATCCCTACGGGCAGATTGCTGCCGTTTCGTCCTCGCTTACCATGCCGGTTCTGGTGGGCAGCACCGTTTACACTCTGACGGGCGTGACCCCGGATGCGACCAATGCCAGCACGGCCCCTGAAGGTGGCATTTCCGGCACCCTGACCTTCACGTCCAACGTGTCGGAAGCTGATGGCGCGGCTGGCAGTGCGGTCGTGGCGCTGACGGCACCCAAGGTGCTGCGTCCGAATGGCAAGAAGACCACGGCGGCACTGACAGCCTCCAACGGCACGGGCGACTACCTGAACATGTCCACCTGCCTCTCGGCTGTGGCAAAGCTGCGCAACAACAATGTGCCGCCCGCAGCCGGTGGTTTCTACCACTGCTATCTGGACGAAAATCAGCGCCTGGGCCTGTTCAACGACCAGATGTTCCAGCGCCTGTATCGTGGTGCGTATGATTCTGACCCGGCCCGTGATGCGCAGATCATCGAACTGGCTGGCATTCGCTTTATGCCGACGACCGAAGCGCCCCAGCAGACGTTGGAAGGTGTAGGGCAGATCCATCGTGCAATTATCTGCGGGCAGGGAGCGCTTATTGAAGGTGATTTCGCCCACATCGAAGGTCTGCCGGTGCCCGATATCGACAAGAGCGAGACGGCCGTTGTTGATGGCATCGCCATGGTGACCCGTCCTCCGCTGGACCGCCTGCGTCAGATCATTGCCCAGTCGTGGTACTGGATTGGCGGGTTTGCCCTGCCGACCGATATGACGGCGAACAATGAAATCATCCCGACTGCTACCAGCAGCTACCTCAAGCGCGCGGTCGTGATCGAGAGCATGGGGCTGGACGACTGATGGCCCGCGCTCCCCGAAGGGCGGCGGATATGGAAAAGGGACAGCCTGCCGAGGCTGTCCCTGATCCCGTTGTGCCCCATGAGGTTGTTCATGCGCATGGCTATATCGAGGTGCGTTTCAACCGTGGTCATTATCACTGGCCCGCAGGCACGGTGCTGACCAATCCCGAGGAAATCGAGCACCTGCGCCAGCGTGGCGCTGTACTGAGGCCTGTACCATGTCAGGAAGCGTCACCCCAACCGGACCACTGACCGAAGCAGAGCGGGTTCTGGCGCGTCGCTATTGCGGGTTCAGTATCATGGGTCCGAACAACAGGTCGTTTGCCGGTTATCGGTTCTTCCAGTCCTATGGGATGCTGGAATATCGCCTGACCAACATGACAGATGAGGAACTAGTCCAGACCCGAACTTACCTGACCCAGATATCTACTCTGGAAACAGCCATTCTGGGCGCATCTGATAATCTGGATACCGATCAGGCCGCTGTCTGGCATCACAACCGTTATGAGGTTCAGGACCGGATGGGGCTGTTCAATCGATGGCGCGCGCAGTTGTGCCAGTTCCTCGGTGTGCCGCCCGGTCCGGGGCTAAGGCCACAGTCAGCAATCATCATATGAAGGGCACCATATGGCGACCCTGAGCACCCGCAGGCGTAACGCCCTGCCAAAATCCGCGTTCGGCCTGCCCGGCTCGCGTCGGTTTCCGATGCCTGATCGCGCCCATGCAATCAACGCAAAGGCGCGCGCGGCCCAGCAGGTGAAAGCAGGCAACCTGTCCAAATCTTCGCAGGCGAAAATCAACGCCAAGGCGAACAGCATTATCAGGCGGAGAAAATAAATGGCACGACCCGCGAAGCGCATGACCATGGCGCAGTATCTCAAGTCGAACACCGACCGAAAGGAGGACGGCCAGAACGCGGCTCTGGTCGGCATGACCACGGCGGCGTTCAAAAAGACCCCTCAGGCCAAGGCCATTGACCGGCAGATGGTCTCGCTGATGAACCGCACATCGACCAAGGGGCGGCGTCACTAATGGATCAGGGCCTCCTGCAGCAGAAGGTGGCGCGTGGCTATGCCAAAGCCGCCCTGCGGCTTGGGGCCATGACCACGCAATACCGTCCAGCATCGCTGACCGCGCCGATGGGTACCGTCCACGCGACGTTTCTGGCCGCGTTCAACGACGACAAATCTTTCGGGTTCGCCCGCCCGGCCCTGTGGGGGAAACCCGCCGTATTCGGCCTGTTCGACACCACGGATGTGCAGTCGGGCGACCTGCTGACCTGCGCGGGCGAGAACTATTTTGTGGCACGCCTCGAGCCGTTTCGTCCGCCGCTGTGCATGCTGTGCAACCGGGTCGTGTCCATCGCGGGTCAGCCGGGGCAGGGGAGCACCAATGGCGATGGCGCGGTCTGCACGGACGTTGGCTATTCCGACGACTACGGCACGGCGGGCGACACCAGCGCCCAGACCACACTCATCTCGGGTTGGCCTGCCTTCATCCAGATCAAGGGGAAGGGCAGTCCGACCGGAGACGGCATCCCCGGATCGATCAAGGCTGCGGATTACGAGATGCTGCTGCCGGTCATGCCGGATTTTATCCCGACCGTGCAGATGGCCGTCACAACCGACCTTGGCACGATTTACACCGTGACTGCGGTCGAGCCGAGCCAGTATGGCAACCGCTGCCTGATGAGCGTGAGGCAAGTGTAATGGCCGATATCGTCTCTATCTCCCGCGCCATCGGCAGGCAGATGGCAGCCATCGTCTATATTGATGGGAAGGGCGGCGGCTCCGTTACTGGCCGCCCCACGAAAATCCGAAGAGGCTGGCTCACTCAGGCCGATTATGAGGGCGATGAATGCGAACTGAACCGGGGCGTGGACTTCATCACCGTCATGGACCTGCAGGGCGGCTGGCGGCGCATTGACGAGCCTCTGGGGCGACCGTGGCGGCAGGAGGCCACGATTCCGGCCACCGTGTCGATCACGACCAACGGCAGCACGGCCACGATCGCGCTGCAGGACGGAGCAACACCCACAGGCATCGTTGGCCTGCGCATTCGTTCCAATGGCGCGGCCATTCCCGACAGGTCTGTTGCGGCCTACGTAGTGCAGCCGACCGATACCGTGGCGAGAATTGCAGCCGCCCTGGCGGACCAGATTGATGGCGCAACCTCGAGCGGCGCGATTGTCAGTGTGCCCGGCGCCACGACACTGGAAGGCGCGGTTGGTGCATATGCCCCGGCGGTCCGCACGGCGCGCAGGCAGCAGCAGTTGTTTCAGGTCACGGTCTGGTCCGCCTCGACCGAGGCCCGTGATGCTCTGGGCACCGCACTCGACAACGGCATGGCTTTTATCGACTGGCTGACCGACGCCAACGGCTCGACCTTCCAGATCGAGAGCCGGGGAAGCTGGAACAATGATGCCGCGCAAAACAGCGGAATTTTCATGCGCCCGTTCCGGTTCATCGTCACCTACGACACCGACATGCGCGAAAACATGGTCCAGATGCTGTTCAGCGCGGGCGTAATGGCGCTGCCCGGCGGCGCGACCCACACCGCAGGCGATGGCGCCCTGAACGGCGCGGCCTGACCCACTCCGAGAGAACCAGATGACGGACACTCCCCAGACTACCAGCCCGGCGGCCAAGGCCGGGCCTGCATATGCCTACGTGGTGATGCTGCCGGGTCACGGCTACCCGCTTGGCACCCAGATCACCAACGCTGCCACGATTGCAAAACTGCAATCAGACGGAACGCTCGGGCGATTCACCGTGCGCGTCGCCCTCACGCAGGAGAAATAATCCATGCCCGTTCTCTATCAGGCAGGCGACCTGAACACGAACAGCCTTGTGGTTCCCGATCTGTATGTGCAGATCCAGAAACCGGCCACACTGGCGCTCAACGGCGTCTCCAGCGGGCGTATCGGCCTGGTCGGCACCGCTGCATGGGGGCCGGTCAACACGCCCGTAATCGTAGGCGCGATGGGGGATTGCCTCGCAGCGTTTGGCGGCAAGCAGGCGCTGGCCACTGATATCGGCACGGCGGTGAACATCGCCATCCTGCAGGGCGCATCTGATTTCCGCTGCGTGCGCGTGACGGACGGGACTGATGCGGCCGCCACGGGTACGCTGGCGGGCGTCTCGCTCACGGCCCGCTATACTGGCAGCGCGGGCAACGCGATCACCGCGACCCTGACCCAGAACGGCATCATTGCCAGCAAATACACGCTGACCACCACGCACGCCACGCTGGGTAGCCGGTCCTACACCGGCGCGTCGTGGACCGCGATTGCCGCGGCTGTTGCTGCCGATACGTCGGCCCTTGTCGTGGCCACGGTTCCGGGCACGGTTCCCGATCTCGCAGCGGGCACGGCAACCCTGTCCGGCGGTACTGATGGCGGCACACCCACCACGGCGCAGTTCATCGGTGCTGACGAGGCCACCCGCACCGGCATGTATTCGCTGCGCGGGCAGGGCTGCGCCCTTGGCGTTCTGTCTGGCCTGACCGACAACACCTCATGGACCACGCAGGGCGCGTTCGGTCTGCAGGAAGGGCTTTACATGATCGCCTGTGGCCCGGCGGGCGACACGATCAGCAATGCCGTGGCCATGAAGACCGCAGCCGGTCTGGACAGCTACGGCGTCAAGCTGATGTTTGGTGACTGGCTGTGGTGGGATGACGACACCAACGGCGACATGCTGGTGCCCCCTCAGGCGTTCGTGGCGGGCCTGTTTGGCGGCCTCTCGCCCGAGCAGTCGAGCCTCAACAAGCAGTTGACCGGCATCATCGGCAGTCAGAAGGCCGGTCTCGCCAGCAGCGGCACGACCCAGACCTACTCCGATGCCGAACTTGGCGCGCTGTTCGAGGCCGGGATTGACGTGATCTGCAACCCGGCGCCGGGCGGCAGCTATTGGGCCGTGCGCGGTGGCATCAATACCTCGTCCGAGGACACCACCAACGACGACACCTACACCCGCATGACGAACTACATCGCGGAAACCATCAATGCGGGCATGGGCACGTTTGTTGGCGACGTGATCAACGCCACGCTGTTCGGCGATATCCGCGCGGTGCTGCTCGGCACGCTGTCCAATATGGTCAGCACGGGCATTCTGGAGGCCACCACGTCCTACGCCGTGGTGTGCGACGCCAGCAACAACCCGCAGTCCCGCACTGCGCTCGGCTATGTCCGGGCAGATGTGCAGGTTAAGTATCAGGGCATCAACCGCTTCTTCGTGGTTAATCTTCAGGGCGGCTCCAGCGTGGTTATCACCACAGCCTCGGCGACCTGATCCGTTCTCGTTTCCGCCGCCTTCGGGCGGCTTTTCTTTTGGAGGATTGAATGGCCACGAAGCCATTTAACGTAGGCCGCGACTGTCGTGTCGTGCTGATCTACAACGGATCGCGCATCAAGCTGCCGACCGTAACCGGGTTTCAGGCGCAGCAGCAGACGCACCGCCTCACGTCCTCGCCGCTGAACGATATGCCCGCGTTCTATGACACGCCGAACGGCTGGTCTGGCACATTCAGCTTCCAGCGTGACAATTCCGGTGCCGATGACCTGTTTGCGGCCATCGAAAGCGGGTTCTGGGACGCGGGCACCATGATCCTGGGCAGCATCTACCAGTATCTGGACGAGTGCGATGGCACCACGACCACCTATGAGTTCATGGGCGCGACGATTGCCCTTAACAACGCTGGTCATTTCCAGTCGGAAAATATCGTCAACCAGAGCGTCAGTTTCATGGCGCGTATCAGGAACAAAATTTCATGAGCACGATCCCCAAGGAAATCACCACGGCCTCAGGCAAGAAGCTGGAACTGCGCGAGCTTGACCCCGGCGATATGCTGGACCTGATCGAAGTGGCGGGCAGCGCCATGCAGTCGGCATCGGCTGGCGCGTGGATGGGCTATGCCCAGATGATCTGTTCGGTTGACGCCATTGACGGCGTGCCGGTGGAAATGCCTGCGACCAAGGAGCAGGTAAAGCAGGTGGCCCGTCGCATCGGCAATGACGGCATTGTGGCGCTACAGGCCGTGTTCTATCCGCCGAAGAAGCCGGATGCTCCCGAGCAGCCGGGCACTTCTGGCGTGGATATGGAAACGGCAAAAAACTGAGCAGGCACCCCGCTATGCAGGAGATGCTCCTGCTGGCCGACAGCGGGGTGCCATGGGACGTTGCTCTCAAATGGTCGCGCACGCGGCGGTTTGCCGCCTGCGTGGCTATCACCGAGCGCCGGAGCCGGGAGACGTATGGCCTGATCCCGACCCGCTTTGACTGGTCTGCCGGTCGCTACGTGGATGCTGAACCATGACCCGGAAATTCAACACGCTGGAAGGCTTCGTTAGGCACCTGCGCGAGCGTGTGGAGCCGAATATTGCCCGCGCCGTGCATCGCGGCGTGCAGGATGGGGCGGACCTGATTAAAACCGAAACCAAGGTGCAGATCGGGCAGTATCTGGACGGCCCGGAAAGTGGGCTGCCCACAGCGCCATTGGCTGACCGCACCATTGATGACCGTATCCGTAAGGGCTTTTCTCCCGATGAGCCGGGCCTGCGGACAGGCGACATGCGCGACAGCTACGGTACGCGGGTGAGTGGCGAGGCGCTGCGCGTAGAGGCTTCAATCGGGTCAGACGACATCAAGGCCGTGGTGTTCGAGGTCGGGCGCATGGAACAGAACAACTACCAGCCGCCCCGGCCTGAACTGGCCGTTGCTGCCTTCAGGAACGAAGAGAAAGTCGCGCGCGGCATCGGTCGCATGGTGGTGCGCGCGATTGAAGGGCGGCTACTGCCTAATGCTCGGGCGACCGATAGCGAATAGAGAAAAATCATGGCCGTTGAAGCCTATGAAATCGGCGTAAACCTCGTCGCCAATGCCACCCGCGTTACCGGGCCGATTGGGGAGATGATCGAGGCACTCGAGCGCCTGATTTCTGCCCAGCGCGAGGCCCAGATGGGCTTTAATGGCATGGTGTCGTCACTGGGTGGAGCGCGCCGTCTGGCTGGCGGCATGGCGGACGATATGGAGCGGGCGGCCCGTGCGGCGCGTGATATTGCGTCCAGTTCCGGTCGTTTCCGTGGCGCGCCGTCCTCGCGCAGCGCATCCGGTGGCGATGGCGGGAACGCGGCCAGTCGCCCCGCGCCCGCGCCACCGGCGCCCGCAATGCCGCCCATACCGCCAGAAAACCTCGGGCGCGGCAGCTACGTTTCTCCATATTCCGCCGCCGCCACCCATGTGCCCGGCGCGCCACAACTGCTCCTGCCGCCGCCGGAAGTGCGCACGCCGGGTACCGCGCTGATGGTGCTGCCCAATCAGGGCGACAGCATGGGGAATGGTGCCAATTTCCGCGCCGCTGTGCGGCCTAACGGTTATGATCCCAACTGGACAACTCCAGAATATTCAATGAACGGACCGCACGGTCCGTATCCCTATCTGGGCCCGCACGCCGTCAATCCGGGAGAGGTGGGCGAGGGACTGATGGCGGCTCGAGGGGCGCTGTCTGGCATCGGCATGCCGCGCGTTGGGCCTCTGGCGGCGGGGATGGCCGCATACGCTGGCATCCATGGGGTGGGAGAGACGCTGGGCGCGGGATTTCGTCAGACCGGTCAATATGACCAGACGTTCTTGAGTATGCAGGGTGATCCTGTGGCGCGCGCAAACATGTCGGCGATCATGGCGAGCGCAGATAAAGCACTGAGGAACAATCCTTTTTTGACCGCGCCAGAGTCGGCTCAGATCGCGCAGGACGCCTTTGAGCTAAGCGGCGGCAATATGGAAGAGCAGGACCCGATTGCCGTCCTGCTAAATAAGGTAAACCGAACCTTTCAGGCCCAAGGGAAGTCTCCTGAGGCCGCTATGGCAGAAAGTAAAGCATTCATCCGCGCTCAGGATATTTCGAACAGGTTCTATAACCCACGAACAGGTGAATTCGATCTAGACCGCGCCACTCGGTCGACTGAATCCGCTCTAGCAGCCTGTCGGGTTGGGCATTTTGCGGCTGATAACGCCGAGGCTGACCCGGCTTATGCTGCCTGAAGCCGTGCCATTCTTTTGCAGTTGTATGCGAGAGCGACGAGGGTCCATTCAGTCGTGACTTTTGCAAGGCCACGCAGACTGAATCTTCTGAAGCCCATGATGCTTTTGATAATTCCAAAGACCGGTTCAACGGTCTGTTTTCGTAGTCTGTAAATATTTCCGGCTTTTGTGGTTTCCAGTTTTTTCTTCATGGCAAGCCGCCAGGGTTCGGTGATCCGGCGTGGTTCCCTGTTTTCAGGAGGTGGTCGGAAGTCATAAGGCCTGCGGGCACAGGGCCGTCCGATGGCGACCAGCGGATCAATGCCTTTTTTCCGCAGGTCCCGGACCGCCTGCCCGCTGGCGTAACCGGTGTCGGCAAGCACTGTCTTTGGGAGACCGATCGTGTTTTCCATCGACAGCACGGTGCTGGCAAAGGATGGCGCGTCCGCTGACGTGGCGACAACGTCGGTTGTCACGATCAACTGACTGCCTTCGGCGCAGACCACGGCCTGGGCATTGTAAGCCTGCCGGAACTCGTGGGCGTCCGAACGCCGCATGAGGCGGCTGTCGGGATCGGTCAGACTGATCTGCCGGTCGGGTGGTGGTTCATCATCCGGCGGTTTCGGCGCCCGACCGCGACGCCCTGTTTTTGCGTCATACATCGCCTTCTTTTTCTCGTATGCCGGTCGCGCCGCCTCGGCCTGCGCTTTCGCATCTGCTTCCAGCCGGGCGCAGGCTTCGTCCAGCTTCGCTTTCAGTGTTTCCCGTCGGGCAAGCTCTTCTGGCAGGGCCTGCGGATCTCTGTCTGTGGCATCTGCGTGCTCCGCCTGGTCCATCAGTTTCGCGATATCCACCGCCAGCTGTTCGCGCAGTGCCCTGATCCGGTCGTAGCGCAGGGAACGGTATTTCGAAGCGTCGGCATCAATTTTCGTGCCGTCAATCGATACGACACCCAGACGCAGCAGACCCGTCTCGCGCGCCAGAAGCAGGACCTGCGCAAATGCAGCTTCAATGGCTGTCCGGTTCGTCCGGCGGAAGGTCGCAATCGTATCATGATCCGGATGCAGGTTCGCCGCCACGAAGCGTACCCCGATGTCGCGATATGTCGCCCGCTCGATCCGGCGTGAGGAAAACAACCCGTTCGCATAGCTGAAGATCAGAAGGGCCAGCATCAGGCGCGGATGATACTGCGCCTTGCCTCCCGTGCGCACTGGCACGCAGAACGCACTCATCGGAACCCGCTCAACAGCTGCGACAATGAAATGCGCCATATCGTCAGCCGGAAGCCACGACGTCAGATCAGGCGGCAGAAGATACGGCTGGGATCGGTCAAACGGGATGAAGCGGCTCATCGCGACACTCTACAGCCTTACCCCTTCACAGGGTACCCCAACCCGACAGGCTGCTAGGGATGCATATCGCCAACCAGCAGTTCATGAGCGGGCAAAAATATTTGACGTTTGCCCGGTCAGCCGGAGTCGCCGCTCAGCATATGTCCGATGAGGGCACGCTGAATATGGCTCATTTCATCGACGTAAATCCAAGCCGGGCTGCAACCGCCGTTAAATCCCTCGAGAACCTTTTCGGTGGCGATCATACGCGCATGACCGATAAAGATTTCGCATATTTTAGCAACTTGGGTTTGACGGGAAAAAACGGTCAGTTTTTAGGGCAGGATCAACTTGCCTCCGATCCTATTGGATGGATTACGCATTACCTTTCTCCGCTGATAAAGAGCCATCCGGAACTTCTCGGTCATATCCAGAGGATGAACGTGGCCGATCTCGCGGCGGAAACTACAGGCGCTGAAGGGAATATCGCAAGACAGTATGCTACCGCCAAGCGGACAGACGCTGCTCGCGCCGTGACCGCCATGGAAAGCGGGCAACAGGATCAGTCTCTCATCATGCACACCGCATGGGAGCGACTGGAATTCACCATAGGCCGGGCAGCGCAGGGACCGTTCATCAGTTCCCTGCAATCACTGACCAATGCGTTCAACGGGATCAGTGATTTCGTGGCAAAGCATCCTGATGATGTGAGGCAGTTTGCCAATGATATTTCAGCCCTGATTAATGTTATTGGTTCCATTGCTGGTGGCATCGGTAAAATCATGGGTATGGTGCCGGGGCCAATTCGACGCATCCTTGAGAGTGCCGCTGCAGGCGCAGCCACAGGTGCGATCGGGGGGTCGGTAATACCAGGACTAGGAACGGCTGCCGGGGCGATAACTGGAGCGGCTGGAGGCGTTGTTTTGGGCGTTACGAACGAAGCGAGCCACCAAGCTAGTCGCATTTCAACCATGCAGTATCCGCAGGCGAGCGGTAGCAGCGCGCAGCATGTGGGGACGGCGCAGATCGTGGTCATGATGCCCAATGGCCGAGAATTGGCGTCAGCGGTGCAGGAAGTTCAGTTCCAGCAGGCCAGACAGGAGATGCGATCAAGCGGGACCGCTCCCGATGTGGTGCAGTACCCGCAGGTGCCGGGGAGGGCGATCGGACGGTAGCCGAATAGCATCACAACTTCCCACGATCCCGTTTTGGTCCCGTTGTCAAGATTAATAACGGCAGATAGGGTTCAACCAAGATCGGCATGGGGCGTTCATTGTCCGCAACCCGAAGCGAGGGAGGGAAAGATGTCTGTAGCGCGTTTCGTTGATAGCATGAAGAAAGCCCTCGGTGCAGGGAGGGGGAAGAACGACCCGCTCAGGGAAGGTCTGGTAAGCATTGCTGACGGATTGAAAGAATCCTCTGATCGCCTAGAAAAAAGGTCTAAGCGAATCAAAGAGGATCGTGAACTTGGCGGACGAATCACCAGACACAGAATTTCTCTGTGATGTTCTTTATGCTGACCGAGATAGGCTAGTTTCCTACCTTGCTCAAGTTGAGCCTAACGGTGTCTTAACCGGAGTTAAGCTCACTTCCGGCGAACAGGACACGCAGACTACAGACGGGTCGATTAACATCCATGTTGCCGCAGGCAAGATGAGCGCGACAACTAACGCGTCTGAAGGGCAGGAACGTACATTTGATCCTTCAGCGTTGTTGCCTATTTCTGTGATGAACAGACTGGATGAACTTGGGTATATTGGACGGGATCTGCATAAATCTGCTGTGGGTAGTCTTACCTTAACCCGAGGCTTTTTAAGACTAAAGGACTTAAGTCACATCAATACGCTCTGGCCCATCTTGGAAAAATTCATTCCATTTGACTCGTTTAGGCCAGAAATACCCTCTGGGCGTAGGGATGATCGAAAAAAGTACCCGTCCCAGACAGATATAAAAAATGCATTCGGGTCGTTATTAAAGGATACCCCATATCCGATCCAAGCTGAATTCATGACCCGACAGGGAATGGCATGGTCCACCTTTAAGAACGACTGCCTGCTCACATCTTGGGAAGATCTATCCCTTAAGCACGGGTCTGTGATTCCAGGCATTTGGTATGTATTAGGGGTTGTTGATGCGCACCCTATTTTCGATGAGGTCGGCACCGCATCTGCGATGGAAGCTGAATGGAATGAAATAGCAGCCGGTAACGAGATTACGAATGGGATCGGAGGAGTATTGTCTGCTGTAAGGCGTATGTTGGGGCGTCCCGACCAGTCTTTCGGGATCACTCCTCTCTTAGTATTCCGAAAAATGCCCGCAAATCGGAACGGATCACAAGAATTTATGCAGAAAGAAATGGCAGACTTAGAAGGGCCGCCTCCAGCATGATGGTACGCAATAGCATTTTCATTCCCCATTCCGCGTAACCCGATCCCCCTCGGCCTGCGCGTCCTTCTCGCAGATGTATTTCCCTGATTTCGTATGCCCATACCAGCGCATGCCACGGTAGTGGTAGACGCTGGTTCTGGTGTTGACCCACACGGGCCGGTCGCCTTTGGGGCAGCTTGGCTCCGTCTGGCTGCTTCCCGGCGTGTAGGCGTGGACGGCTGCTGGAGCGAGCAGGGCGAGAAAGGTGAGGGTGGTTAGGCGCATGGTTCCTCCTGCCGGAGTTTGGCAGGAAAGATACAAGTCTAGCGAGTCAGTAGCCTATGGGGTGCTTTCTGCTGCGTGGTAATAATCGACAGGTTCAGGCATGCGCGCGTCTGGGATCAGTAGACGCGATCCAGATCCAGCAGGTGCATAAGTGGCTGAGACGGCCAGGATATGCTACTTCTCGTGTTTGCATTTGGAGATAAGAAATGTTTGAGCGAGACGGCATATCGATAAACAGTGGCATTATTACCTTCAAAGGGGCCAGTTACCCAGCATTAAAAGTCGATTCCGTTACTGTAGATAATTCTGCGAAAGTGAAGGCTTCCGTTGTGGCCTGCTTTTTGTGGGTTGTAGGGGCGGCGTATGCTTTAGATTTTTACCAGTCTTCCAGATCCTTCGCCCTTGATGCTGCAATATTTTGTCTGATCTTTGGTGTGGCGGCCCTTATCGCGGCCATGTCAAAAAAGGTGCCTGTTGTGGTAAGGGTGTCAGGTAAAAAAGCAATCCAGATGAGGGCATCCGATCGTCAAAGCGCAAATGCAATCAAGGATGCCATCAACGATGCGGTGAGAGCAGCCTAAAAAAGAGCCGCCTTCGGGCGGTTTTTTGCCGTCAGTCTTTATTCCCTAACTCTGAAGTATCAATCAGGAGGAAGTTCATAAACTGCATCCAGTGGTCTAGTTACAGCAGCGTTTATGTTTCCAGCCTGTGCGTTCCATTGGAACGGCATTTCCTCATTATCAAATGAGGTGTCGATCTTATTGTCTGAAACCACGCCATAGGCCTGATAATACAGGTCTGATGCAACATTGATCGTGCGGGTATTCCAGTCCCATTGAGAAGATACAATGACGTGCGCGTCTACCTTATCGCAAAGGTGATGTTTGCTGAGCGTGACTGGCCCATCAATGAGGAACGCTTGATGCAGATGGCCGATTTCATGGTCTGTTCGCAGGTACCCCTCTCGCCTTTTTTCTTCGGCATCGCTGATGGACAGCCATCCCTTGCCGTCGTTATTCTTGGGGTCAGTTACGATATGCTGCATGTCTCCGGGGTCTTTTAGGCCATTAAACATGTGGGCAGGCCCATCAAACACGGTGCCCGCCGGAACGGTAATATCCCCAAACGAAAATTCTTTTTGGAAATCATCCGGGCTTGTCGGGTCATATGTCGCGCATATTTCGACATTCCCGCGCCCCGTGGATGGTTCCGCAATGGCAGCAAGTGGCGGTAGCAATCCGAACAAGCTTAAGGCCATAAAACGTATGCGCCTATTATCGCTCATCAGTTTTCCGTTGCGCGTCCTTCGCCCTCTCAAGAGCCTCAAGCGCGATCTTCTTAATCTCGGCCAGTTCGCTATCGCGCGTGGCGATTTCCTTTTGATATCCGTCGCGCATGAACTCGATCATCCAGACGAGTTCAGCGTTCACGGACCTGCCGTTTCGGGCAGCCTGTTCCTCCACCCATTCCTTTAGGTCTGGGGGTAGGCGGAAGTGGATCATGGGTGGTCGAATCGTCATAATATCAAATTAGATACATTGGTTATTGACGACAATGATAACCATGCGTATACATTGGTTACAGAGCACAGAGAGGGAGGTCATGAAACAGAGAGACCCACAAATTCATGTCCGCATCCCGCAGTCCATGAAGGACGCGTTGGAAGCGAACGCAAAGGCGAACTGCCGATCCGTCAATTCAGAGATTATTTTTGGATTGAAGTTTTATGCTCAGCATCTTGAGCAAGCAGAAAAGGCGTTGGGCACCGCCGTAGGAAGCCAGCCCAACGCCCCTCAGAAATGACCCTTACAAGGAACATCACTATGACCGCTCTTACCACAATCGACTTCCACGGTTCAAACCTTATTGCGATCCCCGGTGATCGTCCCGAAACAACGCTGGTGGCAATGAAGCCGGTGGCTGAAGGAATGGGGCTGGATTGGGAAGCGCAGCGTAAAAAGCTTGAGCGCCATCCGGTCTTAAAGACCTGCACCTCCATTAAGGAGGTTCAGATGATGGGCGATGATCAGGAAAGGGAACATACCTTCCTGTGCCTTGAAATGATCAACTTCTGGCTCGCCACGATCCACCCCGACCGGATCAAGAATGAAGCAACCCGCGCGAAGGTCATCGAATACCAGACCGAATGCGCCCGCGTGCTGTTCAACCACTTCTTCGGCAAGGCTCTGGCGCGTGGTGAACAGCCTGCATCCAACCACCTCTCCGCCCGTGAAGTTGGCGGCATCGTGAAGTCGGTCGTCACCAAGATGAAAAGCGACCTGCTGGCAGAACTGAAAGCCGAAATCCGCGAGAAGCTGACACCGGCACAGCGGGAGCTTTCCGAACGCGCCGTTGCCGTGGTGCAGGAAAAGGTTGCCGAAAGGCAGGCACTGGTCGAGACCCGCGTGTCCGGCCAGATCGCAGCCTTTCCCATCCCGGCCGACCTGATCCCCAAGCGCCGCCCGAATACCGGAACGTGCCGCCTGCCGGTTGGTGAGATTGGCCGCCGCCTTGGCATAGGCGCTGCGAAGGTCAACGCAATGCTGGCCGATCTTGGCTTGCAGTCGGCTGGCACGACGAACCAGCCATGGATGGTCACGGACAATGGCGAGTTCTTCGGCATTCATCATACCAAGCGGGTAATCCTGTGGTCCACCCGAACCCTTGACGTGCTGCGCTGGCGCATGGAGGCGCGCCCTTTCGTCAAGGTCAAGGAGCCAGCCCCGGTGTAGCTCTGGCGGAAAACCCGATCAGTGGGCACTATCCACCCGACGAAGAACTGCTGCTCTGGATGGCGGAGTGTGAGGGTTGGGAACGTGTGAACGCGGACAAGCCGCAGGATATGGAAGCACTTATGCAGATCAACCTGCTCATGAGGTGGATCAGGGACCGACGGGGCATCCGACCCCACGTTGAGCGCGCCCGGCAGATTTGGTTTCAGAAGCGGCGGGTTGTGCCGTTGAGGGCGCAGAAGGTGAGGGAGCGTGCGTTGATCGGGTAGGAAACAGGCCGCTCCGGGTGGGGCGGCCTTTTCTGTTTACCTTTCGTTTCACCTATGCCGATATACTGAAACTATGCGCCACCTGATCCTTACTGCCGCCCTGCTCGGCACCATCGCAACCGCCCAGGCCGCACCATCCTGCCCCGGCGACACGGTGGTGTGGGTCAACCAGGACACCGGCGTCTATCACCTTCCGGGCGACCGCTGGTATGGCCAGACCAGACACGGCACCTACGAATGCGAGAAGCAGGCCGTGGCGGATGGCGCGCACCAGTCGGGCAGGCGCGGCACGCAGCATCCGGCCAGAACGCCCCGGCCCGCTACCCGTCACCAGACCGGGCGCACCATGCAGGATCAGGTGGATGATGCCAAACCTTCCGGCAGCGTAGAAAACCCGTTCTGAAATCGTTCTTGTACTCTGTCGAGTTTTGACGCATATTACCGTCAGTGTCGCTTATTGCGCCCACCAAGCCGCCCGTCTAAGGCGGCTTTTTTGTTGGATTTTCCATGTCCCTAGCCCTGATGAACGCCGAGACCGCCATCGGGTCAATCGGGCGGCTTTGGGCTTCCGCGCCCGTCACCATCGGCGGCCTGACCCTGACCGGCATGGAGGTGCCAAACCTCATCCGCGACGGCGGCACGCAGCAGGTGGCTGTGCACAAGCTGCCCGGCGGCAACAAAATCATCGACGCCGTGGGCAACGATCCTGACCGGCTTGAGCTGTCAGGCACCTTCACTGGCCCCACGGCCATCGAGCGCGCCCTGCAACTCAAGCAGATGCGCATTGCGGGGCTGCCAGTGCAGTTTACGGGCGCGGGCCTCTCCCTGCTGGTCAAAATCGTTCAGTATTCCTTCGACTACCAGCAGAAGGGCATAATCATTCCCTACAGGCTGGTGCTTGAACAGCCGCCACAGGTGCCCGCAACCAGCGGCACGAACTCATCCGCCCTGTCGGCCCTGATCGGCACGGATGCAGCATCGGCCATTTCCGGCATCACGGGCGCGGTGAGTGACGTTGCAACCATCGCGGGAAACATCGCGGGTCAGCTCTCCACAGTCGTGGGGCAGCTCACGCCCATTGCCGACATGGTGGGGGCAGGGGGGCTGTTCGCGGGCGTGGAGGACAACCTGAGCGTGGCGCAGGGTCTGTCCGGTGCAGGCGTCAATCTGGCCTCGACGCCAGAGAGTGCGGCCAGCCTGGTATCGGGGCTTGAAGCGTCAGGAAGCGGCCTGACTTCAGCAATCAGCGAGACCGGTGCGAACCTGGAGGGGGTCAGCCTCAATGGCGCGGCCGGTCTGTCCACTCTCACGCAGAATGCGGAACTGCACAGCGCATCAGTCACGTCTGGCGCGCTGGTCAACCGCTCCTATGCCAACACCATCACGGCCACGGACGGCACGCAGAACGGCCCGCTTGTCACGGCGCAGTAGGATCACCCATGGCAAACACGATCAAGGTCACGGCGGCAGATGGAACGCTCTATCACGTCGCTGCGCGTGAACTGGGCGACGCCACGCAGTGGTGGCGGATTGCGCAGTTGAACGGCATGGACAGCCCGGACCTGTCCGGATTCTCTGCACCCGTCCCGCTCGTGATGCCATCGGTTGATGCGTCCCTGAGCAGTGGCGTTCCGGGCGTGTCGGCATGAGCGAGAGTATCAATGTTACCGCCAAGGGCCACCGCATCTGGCGCGCGCCTCGCGCCCGGCTGCTTGTCAACGGCGCCGAGCGGCCCGAGACGGGGCTGGAGGAGTTTACGCTTACCCGCACCCGCTACAGCCGGGCCGATACGCTGGATATGACGTTCGCGCTGGATCGCACGAAAATACCGGCGAACGGCCTATGGTTTGACCTGCCCGCGCCCGCGAATGGGGCAGCAATCGCCGATATCGACATCACGCTCCAGATGCGCGACGAAGCCCAGACCGGCGCACAGTGGACCACCATGTTTTCGGGCATCGTGGACCATGTGGAACTATCTCCGGCGGAAACGTCGGTCCATATCCAATGCCGCGACTATCTGGCCAAACTGCTCGACATGCGCGTGCTTTCGGGCTGGATGAACATGACCGGGTCTGAGGTGGTGAAGGCCATGATCTCGGCGGCTGGCCTGACGCCAGACGTCACCATGTCGGACGGCATGGTTGGGCAGTTCTGGCAGGTCGAGCACAAGGTGAAGTCAGCCAGCAGTCACAGCCGGTTCCAGACCGCATTTGATCTGGCCAGCTATCTGGCGAACATGACGGGAAGCGACCTGTATGCCGAGGGCAGCACAATCGTCTGCGCCCCTTATCCTCAGGCGACCAAATCCAACACCCATATACTGGATTATAGCGACACCGGGCCGCTAAACCCGATCAAGATGGGCGCGTCTGGGCTGCACTTCACCCGTGATTATCAGATTGCCAAGGGCGTCGTGGTTCACGTTACGAGTTGGGACAGTCGCCAGCGCAGCCGGGTGGAATATTACTGGTCAGCAGGCAAGGGCTCACCGACAAAAGCGGAAGGCACCGGCAACCTGCATAGTTTTACCCTTCCAGGCGCTCGATTAAGCGATCTGGCGAATTATGCTCAGAGAAAATACAACGAAATTGTCGCCCACGAACGTACCATAACCGGCCAGATTCCCGGTCGCATCACGCTGGCGCCGCGTCAATTCATGCAGATCACCGGCACCGGCACGACATGGGACGGTACGCTCGACGTGGATGCCGTGACCAGTCGCTTTTCGTGGTCCGGTGGCTTCTCCCAGCAGATCACCCTGCGCACCCGCGACGTAACGAAGGACGAAAACACCGATGCATGATCCACGCATGGTGGCCTCCAACATCGCCAACGGGCAGGCCCAGCCCGGCTTTGGTATCGTCAGTGCGGTGGACCCGGTGAACCACGCCGTGAAGGTCATGACGCAGCCATCGAACGTCGAAAGCGGCTGGCTTCCTCTGGCGGCCATGCAGGTTGGCAGCCTGCGCATTTCGTGTCCGGCCGATATCGGAACACACGTCATGGTTGTGCATATCGAGGCCGATGCCGAACATGGCGTGGCTGCAATGCCGATCTATGACGCGGTTGTCATGCCCCCCACATCCCCCGTCACCAGCCAACCCGCCCAGCCCGGCGAACTGCTGATCGTGGCAGGCTGCCCCACGCCACCCGCCAATGGTGAAACTGCGCCGGGCGACGCCACGCGGAATGCGCCGTGGTGGCACATCACCCGTGATGCGATCTACAGCGGGGCAGGGCAGGCCACCGAGGCGCTGACCGCCACCAGCAAAGCGTGGAAGGTCGGGTCAGTCGGCATGACGCTCGACGCCAACGGCCTTGCCGTAACCGGCGGCCCGATCACGACCGATAAGGACATGACCGCACAGGGCACCGTGACCGGCAAGGCGGACGTGCTTGCAGCAGGCATTTCCGGCAAAAGCCACACCCATGGCGGCGTGCAGCCGGGCAGCGGGTCAACGGGGGCGCCGCAATGAGCGCGCTCTCCCACACCATGGGTGGCGACCTCGACCTGTCGGGCACCGGCAGCGTGGCCGTGGTGACCGGCGCGGACCAGACAAGGCAGGCGCTCCTGCGCAGGCTGTGCACCAATGCCGGGGCCTATATCTGGCAGCCCGATTATGGCGCTGGCCTGCCAGCACGGGTGGGCAGCGTTATGGATGAGGCCGCCATCCGCGCCCTGGTGCTCGAGCAGATGCAGGCAGAGGGCGGGGTGGACCAGACCCAACCCATTACGGTCACGCTCACGAACCCGAAGGTGGGGGCCTACCTGCTGGCCATCGCCTACACCGATGCTGCCACCGGCACGGTGCAGGAACTGACACTGAGCACATGACGGGCGCCTCTCACGGGGCGCCTTTTTTATTGGAGGTCCATCTTGGCCCTAACCTTCCAGTCTTTCAGGACCACGCTGGGCAATATGGTGGCCAGCGCGCAGGGCGCATGCCCGTCGCTGCTTGACCTCAATATCGGCTCCCCGGGCCGCGCCATGCTCGAGGCGGTGGCCGGGCTGGGGTTGTGGTTCCAGTTTATCGCACTCCAGATCCTCTCGCGCACCCGGCTGGCCACATCCATCGGCACGGATGCCGACAGCTTCGTGCAGGATTTTGGCCTGACCCGCCTGCCGGGCACGGCGGCGACCGGCACTGTCACCTTCACCTCGTTCTCGCCCGCCAGCCAGTCTGCCACGGTGGCGGTGGGGGCAACCGTGCGCACGGCCTCAAGCCTCGTGTTCAGCGTGGTGCAGGACGAGACCAACCCGGCATGGTCCACGAGCGCCGGAGCTTACGTTCGGCCCGCGGGCACAGCCTCGATCACCGTGCCGGTGCAGTGCGCCACTACGGGCGCGACCGGCAACCTGGCGGCGGGGACCATCTGCCTGCTGGGCACGGCCATATCGGGCATCGACACCGTGACCAACACCACGGCGCTCACCAATGGCAGCGATGGCGAGACGGATGCGGCGCTGCGCACGCGGTTCGTCTCCTACATCAACAGCCGCTCCAAGGCGACGGTTTCAGCTATCGAGAACGCGGTGACCGATGTATCCGCCGACCTGATCTATCAGGTGCTCGAGAACGTGGATACGTCTGGCGCTTTCCTGCCCGGCAACGTGGTGGTGTTTGTCGATGATGGCTCGGGCGATGTGTCCGACAGCGTGATCGACCAGGTCTATGCGGCGGTGGATGACGTGCGGCCTGCCGCCGTGTCCATTCAGGTCGTGCGGCCTAACGTGGTGCGCCCGCCCGTCACCATGACCGTGACCGTGGGCGCTACCGGCGACCTCACCACCGTGCAGGCCACCATCAGCACCAATATCGCAACCTACCTCAACAGCCTCGCCATCGGGGCCTCGGCCAGCTATTCGCGCCTGATCCAGATCGCCTATGCCGCCAGCACGTCGGTAACCAACGTGACCGATGTCACACTTTCAGGCGGCACGGTGGACCTGCCCGCCATAACCGGAACGGCCTACCGGGCAGGGACGGTGAGCTTTGGCTGATGTAACGCAGAACGGCTTCGCGCTGCGCATCCGTGCCCTGCTGCCAACCGGCTGGTTCCCGGCGGCTCCCGGAACAGGCGAGACGGAACAGGCCCCGGTGCTCAACGCGCTATTGCAGGGCTTTGGCAGCGTGTTCGCATGGGTGTGGGGCCTGCTGGCCAGCACGACGGACCAGACCCGCCTCGCCACCATGACTGGCGCGTTTCTGGACATGTTCGCCGCTGACTTCTTTGGCACGACACTGACCCGCGCCACGGGTGAGAGCGACGACGCCTTCCGCACCCGCATTGAGGAAGCGCTGTTCCCCTCGCTCGGCACCCGACCTGACGTAATGAACGTGATGGCAGATGAAGTCGGCGCCGAAGGCCGCGTGATCGAGCCGCGCAATGCGACAGACTGCAAGGGGATCGGCACGCTGGTCAGCCCGGCCATTGGGGGCGGATACGGCTATGGCGTGGCCGCCCTGCGCTATGGCTCGCGTGGCGCGCCGTTCCAGCTTTTTGCCCAGTTGCCGACCGGTGACACCAACCCGCCCGCAACACAGACCCTGACCCGCATCGCCGCCGTCATGCCCGCGGGCACGATTGCATGGGTGCAGGACGTGGAGAAAACCGACTGATGGACAGACAGATCGTATACCCCGCGCAGATCCCGCTCGACAGCGACCTGCTCAACGCCCAGCGCAATGCCTTTGTGGGCCTCGGCCACCTTGCGGGTATGGCTTACGGCGAGAATACCGTATCCGCTGGCGGCTTTGCCTGCACGCCGGGCGCCGGGCTTACTGTCACCATTGCGCCGGGCTCGCTGCTGGCGGCAGGCGTGGTGGACACCACAGCCTATGGCACGCTGGCGGCCAGTGGCAGCGTGCTGGTGCGCCAGTATATCAGCCGTGATCCGGTCACGCTCACCGTGCCGGGGGCAGGGGGCACATACACCGTGTATGCCACACCCGCCACGGTGGATACGGATGACACCGTGCTGCCGTTCTATAACGCGGCCGACCCGTCCGTGACCTATGCCGGGTCGGATAATAGCGGCAAGGCGGCGCCAACCGTGCGGCAGGACGTGGCGCAACTGGGGATTGGTGCAGCCGTGCCGGATGGCGCGTATCCGCTATGGACCATCACGGTGCCGTCAGCAGCTACGGCGATTGCGGCGGACATGATTGCGCAGGCCGAAGGCGCGCCGTTTTATGAGACCATTCCCGGATTGCAGGCCTCGAAGATATCGAAGGCGGGCGACGGTATGACCGGCCCGCTGAGCGTGCTCAATGCCACGGCGGCGCAGAACCCTGTGGCCCTGGGCCAGTTGCAGGCAATGGGCTTCATTGCCAATGCACTGATTGGCGTTACGTCAATCATATCCAGCCTCACATTCACCCGGAACGCCGCGACAAAATGGCTGCACATCCGCGCATGCGGCGGTGGCGGCGGGGGTGGGGGTGCTCCTTATACGGATGGCAATAACCAGGCATCCGGTGGTGGCGGATTCTCTGGGCAGTATATAGAGCTTTGGATCACCGCCGCTGACTTTGGTGCTTCGGTGGACATCGTAATCGGCGCGGGTGGTACGGCCCCCTCGAGCGCAGCGGGGGGCAGCGGCGGGACTACCACAATAGGCTCACTGGTTACGCTACTTGGCGGTGGGGGCGGTTTTGGCGCTTCATGGGGGTCTATCGGGGAAATCCTCCCACAAATATCGACAGATACTCCTCCTTCCTCGACCGAGGGGATTGTAGTTTTTTCCCGTCCGACAACGGCTGGACGATCCCCAATGATTACGTTCAGTAAATCTAACGGAAAATCCGGAGATGGAGGAGATACCCCTCTTGGAACTGGTGGTCCCGGGAATGGTTTGGCGGGCGCCGGTGCCAACGGCACTGGTTACGGTTCTGGGGGCAGCGGCGCAAGCGTGGGATACAATCAGTCCGTAGGACAGGCGGGCGGACAGGGAATGCCCGGCGTGGTGATTATTGAGGAATACGCATAATGGCGCGCTATCTGATCTGCCTGAGCGCCGCATCGGGCGACAAACCGGCAAATTATGTGGTCAATACGATAGAATGGGACGGTAAGGCAGCCTTCACGCTACCCGCCAGCACCGTGTTGATTGAGGACGCGGACAGCATCTACCAGCCCGGCGATACCTACGGTGTGACGCCTGCGCGTTCGGTGCCGGTCAATCCTGCCGCCACGGTCCCTCTCGCCACGCAGGCGCAGAACGCCCTGACCGCCGCCGCATCTGCCACATGGCAGGCCTATGGCATGTATGGGCAGACCACACCGGCGGATGTCGTGACCTATCTCACCGCCCTTCGGGCCATCGCCAACGGCACGGACACCACCAGTACGGCGCTGCCCACGGCCCCGGCGGACCTGAGTGGCGCGACCACCACGACCTGACCCGGCCACACAACCCGCGCCTACCCGACCGCCCGATGGGGCGGTTTTTTTATGAGAAAAACATGAGAAAATCCATATTTCTGGCTGCCATTCTCGGCATCCTGTCCGCCTCCCTGACAGCGCATGCTACGGATGCGCGCATGGCCTATAAATCAGTGGGCGGCCAGTATAAGGCGGTTGAGGCGGTATCGCCTACCTGCGGCGTGAGTAGCGCGGGCACGCCACTTGTCTGCACGTCAACCGGCGCAGCGGGCACGGCAGATGCGCGGATGGCGTATAAACTGCCAAACGGGCAGTATCAGGCGGTCATTCCCACGGTTCCCGTCTGTTCCGTGGACAGTTCGGGCGTGCCCCAGATATGCGACTTCTCCAGCACGCCTGACCTGTCGTCGTATCTGACCGCCACCGCTGCGGCGGCCACTTACTCGCAATTGAATGGCGGCAACAGCTTCCTTGGGGAGCAGCGTTTCGCATCCGTCTATTTTGCCGATCCTGACAACAACGTCTCACGGGACGCTAAGTTTGGGGACAAGGGCATTGCGGTATCTGGCGGAACGAAAACCGATACCCTGAGCGTTACCACAGCCGCCTACGTCCCCGATACCACGACGACAGACGGCACGACCGCAGCCCTCAACACCGAATCCGCTGCGGCGCGGTTCGTGAGTCAGACAACAGCGGCCTCGACCTACGCGACGATCTCGGCGCTCAATACGCAGGTGAACAACGCCGCCGCGACGTATGAGACAATCGCGAACGCCGCGGCATTGGCAAAAAGCACAGTTGACGCGCTCCAAGGCTCTGTCACGGGCGACCTGTCCGCCTCGGGCAGTAGCCTGTCCCTGACGTTGGGGTCGAGCGGCCTCCAGCTCACAATGGCCTATTCGGCCAGCGGCACCGGATCACTGTCGATTGTTTCCGCGTCCGGCAGCATCACGCCGGTCGATATCTACGAAACGGCGGCATGGGGCGCGACCTCGTTCAAGGGCTATACCCTCGACAGCGGAACCATCACCACAAAGCCGACTGTGATCGACAGCACATTCTACCTCTCGTCGAACGCTTGGGGAACATACCACATCGGCGTTGGCGGGAATCTCTACATCGTGGACATTTTCGGGTCCGGGGCCGGTAAGCGCACCGTCATTTCGTGGCGCAAGGTTCTTTGACGCCCTCACAGGATAATTCAATGCCTACCAACACAATTTATCCTGCTGAGGCCCAGCCACAGCAGGGTGCTCCCGTGCGCTGCGCCACGGTCGAGGATCTGGCCCGAGTGCGCGAGCGGCTCGCGAAGGTCGAAGGTGGCCACGACAACCTGCGCGACGGGCTAAGCACCCTGTCAGTCCAGTTTTCGGAACTCAGGCGCGATCTCACGCGATCGGTCACTGACACGGCGGCCCAGACCCGCAGCGAGATCATGCAGCGCGTGGACGACATGACCGATACCGCCACGGAACGAAATTCCGAGATTTCGGGCAGGCTAGCGCGCATTGAAGGTGGTCTGAAACTGACCTCATGGGTGACCATGACCTCCATCATGCTGGCCACCGGCCTGCTGGGCTGGGGGCAGATTGGTGATGCAGTCTTCGCGTTCTGCAAGCGTGCGCTGGGGTACGGACCATGATGGAACTGCCCCCGGCTCCGCTGACGGACCTCAAGGCCCGCGTCATTGCCCCAACCCTTGCTTTCATTGGTCTGGGTGGGTCTGCTGCGGTCAACCTGATCGCAGGCATTGCGCTGGTCGAGACGGGCTGCCGCGCACTGGTGCAGTCCGGCGGCGGTCCGGCCCTGGGCCTGTGGCAGATGGAGCCGTTCACGCATGACGACATCTGGGCAACCTTTCTGCCCGCGCAGCGCCTGTCCGCCATCCGCGCCCGGCTGTTTGCCCTGCAGGCCGCGTGGCCCATGGGTTCTGATCGCGCCACTCAGCTGATCGGCAACCTGCCCTATGCCTGCGCCATGGCGCGGCTGAAATGCTACCGCGCGCCCGAGCCGATACCCGCAGCCAATGATGCCGCCGGGCAATGCCGGTTCTGGAAAACCAACTACAACACCACGCTCGGGGCGGGGGACGTTGATCCGCAGCACGTTGCCCTGTTCGAGCAGGCCATTGAGGCATGACATGAATACCGCGGCAAGACTGACCGGGCTGGGAGCCGTGTTTACCGGCCTTCTGGCTTTCGTTCCTGAACAATACGCCTTCTACGTGGCCATGCTGATCTTTGCATGCAGCGCAGTTTCGGCAGCCATTCCGCCCCCGGCCGCGCATAGCCGGTGGGTAGTGGCGTATCAGATCATCACCATGATCGGCCTGAATATCGGATGGGCCGAGAACCACGCCAAGCCAAGCGTTTCCGGCGTTCGGGTTCCGCTGGCTGACAAACCTGCCGCCAAGCAGGCCGTAGCCTCGTCCGGCATCCCGGTCCTGAACAAAAAGGGCAAGCCCGAAACCCCTACGTGACTGGCTGGGCCCGGCTCGATCATCCTGATTCCCCAACCGCCTTTGAGGCGGTTTTTTCATATGGAGACGGCAGACATGCCTGATACGAACATCACCACCATTCCAGCGCTTGAAGGTCTCGTTGAAACCGCGCTGGGCAAGAAGGACACGGCCACGACGCAGGCCGATATCGCTCTGGCTGGGAACCTGTTGCAGACGCTTCTGCCGATCATCGTCGAGAAGGCCGCTCCGAACCTTGATCTTTCCGGCATTGACGCTGCCCTGACCAAAATCCTCACCGGCATTTCCGATCTCAAGACGGAGATCGAGACGAAGCCCGCGACGACTGCGACCCCAACCGCCGCCGCTGTTTCCTGACCGATCAACAAGGAAAACCCATGAACACGAGCATTTCTCGCCGATCCCTGCTGCGTGCCGGGGCCGGAACGCTGGCGGCTGGTCTGCTGGGCGCCTGCACGGTCACCAAATCCGGCACGACCACCACGCTGACCCTTAACGTGGCCGAAGTGGTGGATTACGGCAGCGCGATCCTGTCCTTCGCCAACACGGCCATCAACGTCTCGTTCGTGGCGAGCGCGATGGGAACCGCGAACCTGGCACTCGCCAACACGGTGATTGCATCGCTGAAATCGGCTCTGTCCGCGTTCTCGACTGCCGCCGGGTCCAGCACGTCCGTCAGCTATGACAGCGCCAGCGTGAAAACCGCGTTCGACAGCATTCTTGCGGATGTGGAGCAGGTGGACACTCTCATCATTTCCACAATCACCGGCACGGCAGCGAGCCTGTCCAGCAGTGTGGTATCTGAGGCCAAGACAGCGGCCGGTGCGGCTGAAACGCTGATCTCGCTGCTCAAGGCCATGATCGACATGACCGGTCCTCGCCTGCGTGGTGTATCGCCCCTGAGCGGGGATGCGGCCGTTGCGCAGATTGCCGTTTTCTCGGCCTCGCAGGGATGACCACCCACGCGCTCGCCGGTCTGGGCCTGTTCCTGACCGGCGCGGCGTTCTCGCAGGTTCTGGCGTTCGGCGTCGCCGCGTGGCGCGAGGCCCGGCGTGAACGGCAGATTGACGACACGCTTGGGCCGCCTGCGCCTGACCCATCTGATCTAAATGAATGAAATAGCATGCACGTTGAACGCATAGGGCTTGCCACCCTGTATCTCGGCAAATGGCAGGATGTGCCTGATCTTCCGCGCCCTGCTGCGATTATTTCTGATCCGCCATATGGGCAAAAGCTGAAAACAAATATCGTGACCAAGGCAAGGAAGAGGCCGGGAAGAAGCGGATTTATCCAGCCGAAAACAAATTTTTATCCGACAAAGATCATTGGAGACGATGGTCCTTTTGACCCCACCCCATTTCTTCATATGGCAGATATCACCCTTTTTTGGGGCGCTCATAAGTTTTCAGACAGACTTCCGCCCGGACAATTTCTGTGTTGGGACAAGAGCCCAACAGGAACCCGCCGGGATCAAGGCGATGGAGAGGCAGCCTGGATCAATGCTCCCGGAAAACCCATGAGGATTTTTCGTTACCTTTGGAGTGGGATTTGCATGGCTTCAGGCTATGAGACACAGCAGGAAATATCCCACAATTCAAGTGCTCAACGTCGCATCCACCCCACCCAAAAACCCGTAGACCTCATGACATGGTGCATCCAGCAGGCCCGCGTGCCAGAGGGTGGCCTGATCCTAGACCCGTATATGGGTGGAGGATCAACAGGAATTGCTGCTGTGCGGGCCGGGCATCCGTTTATCGGAATTGAGTGCGAGCCGCAGTATTTTGAGGCGGCGTGCCGACGGATCCGGCATGCGCAAGGGATGCCTCCCGTTTCGCGCGCGGCTTAACCCGCGCTCTCCACCTCCAGCCCCCTCGCGATCAGGCGCCGGATGGCTTCGGCGCGAGTAACGCCGTTGGCTTCGGCCCATGCATCAAGGTGGTCCAATAGAGGGCGTTGAATGCGCGAGCGCACTTCTTCGCTGTCCACGCGTGGCCGCCCCATCTTTTTGCGCGCATTAAGTGTTGACATATCCACTTTATACGCGCATATAATTCGGGCGGCAACGGAAATCTCACCTTCCGAAACCGCCCTAACCACACCGAAACGGAGCTTCGGACATGGCTGATAATGCCAATAGCACAATTGCGATTAACCCGCAGCCCATGGATGGCGAACTGCGCATCAAGGATGAAGACCTCGGAGTGCGTCTCGGGTTCAATCGTCCGCGCGATATTCGCAAGATCATCGTGCGTTATCTGCCGGAATTGGAGCGCATGGGGGTTTGCGCCACCGCGTCGCAAACCTCGGGTAGCAAGGGAGGGCGGCCTACAGAGGCATATTACCTCAACCGAAAGCAGGCCATCTTCATCACGGCCAAGTCGGAAACGGCGATTGCCACCGATATCACAATTGAAATCGTCGAGCGGTTTGATGCCTACGAACGCGACGCGGCCCCAGCCATCAAAGCCCCGGCCAACATGGTCGAGGCCCTGACACTGGCGCTTGAGCAGCAGAAGACGCTTGAGGCAAAGGATCAGGAAATCGCGGAACTGGCCCCGAAGGCCGCCGGTCTGGAAATCCTTGCCGAGAAGGACGGAGAGCTTGGCATCCGCGATGTGGGGCGCGAACTGAAGGTCGGACAGAACCGGGTGCGCGATATGCTGTTTGAGCGCAAGTGGGCGTGCCGTCAGGGGCGTGATATCCGTCCGGCATCATACGGGCTTGAACACGGGTATGTGCGCCTTGTCCCGCGCCTGTATGAGGACAAGCAGACCGGTCAAGAAAAGATTTCCGATGATTTCCGCATCACGCGGAAGGGCATTGCCCGTCTGGCGGAAATATTTGGAGTGATGAAGGCCGGTTGCGTCCCTTTTTTCGCCAAGGCCAAGGAGCCAGCCCAAGTGTAGGGCTGACAGGACTGGTTGCAAAGGCAGCGTGTGGTGACACTCTACCCGGAACGACAAAAACAGATTGCTTAATCACAAGGCGGTTCTTCGGAGCCGCCTTTTTTATTGGGATACACCATGACAAAACTCTTCCTCGGCTGCCTGATTATGACAGCCATCTGCCTTTCGGGCTGCTCGACCTACAGAGATTGCCGTTCCGAAAATATCCCCAAGGGGCAGTGCATTTTTGTAACTGTGTTTGAGAACATCCAGCCATGATCAATCGTAAACTTGGCTGCCGCCCGGCTGAACACCGACCGGGCCAGCCGCATCTGTCCGTCATGCGCGGCTTCTGCTCCCGGCAGGCCCCGGTGCGGCTGATCCGCGACCATATCGACCCGCACCCCGGCATGTTGGGCAATGACGCGCTGGGGGACTGCACGGCGGCGGGCATCTTTAACCACATGCACGCCACGGCTGCGCTGGCCGGATTTGACGTGGCAGGCATCACCACAGACGCGGCAATCCGGTTCTACAGTCAGTCCACCGGCTACGTGCCAGGCAACCCGAACACGGACAACGGTGGGGTTGAAGTCGATGTGCTGACATCAGCTTCTCGCGACGGATGCGCGCTGACCGATCAGACCTTGTATCCGTGCTGGGGTAGCGCCGATCCGGGCGACCTGAACGGGGTCCGCAACATCGCTGCGGGCCTGTCCGCCGCGTATCTGGGTGTGCAGCTTGCCACGGCGGATATGTGGGAGGATGAACAGGGCAACCTGCCGCCCGTGTGGGACACGGACAGTCCGGCAGGGCATGGTGACCCGACACCGGGCAGCGCGGGAGGCCATTGCCTGCTGCTGTGGGATTACGCGGGCACGGCTGACACCGATCTGGTCACACTCCTGACATGGGGTAGCAAGCAGAAAGCCACATGGCGATGGGTCCGGTCCCGCATCATGGAGGCGCACGGGCTGGCGTGGGGACAGTTGCACGCGCCCGGCGGCCTGTATCCGGCTGGTGATGACTGGACGGCGCTGGTCGAGGCTAACGCGGCGTATCTGCGGGGTGTGGCGTGAGGGCAGTTATAGGGCTGTCCTGCGCTCTTGGCCTGTCTGCCTGCACCCATCAGGTGCCCGTGCAGACCACGATTCCGGCGGCCATGGCATCCATCCAGTCCAGCCTCGCGCAGGCCGGGGTGGTATCGGTATCTCACGCGGGCGACTGGACCCCGGATCAGGACGCGCTATTCGTCCGCGCCGTCCGGGCGGCGCAGTGCAGTCAGGACCGAGCCGACCCGGTGGTAGGCACGATTGCGGGCGATGTGACCTTGCAGCTATCCGGGCAGTTCACTCAGGGCGGGCAGTTCAGCGTGGGAGCGATCACGACAGCGCCCACATTCGGCGTGCAGGGCGATGCCACCCGAACGCGCGGGCAGACGGTCAGCCTGTCGGTGGCCTATGCGCCGTTGTCGTCCATGCCTGACGTGGAGATGGGGCGGCAGCTTGGCTACGAGGCAGCAGTCTTTGCGCAGAATGACGATGCCCGGCATGCCGAGGCTTCTCGGCTGATTGCTGATCGCGAGGAGCTGCGGGGCAGGGTGCAGGCGATGATTGATACCTGGTCCGCGAGCAAATGCGTTGATCATGAGTCGGTTACGCCATTTGTCGGTGGCCGACGATGA